GGCGAAGGTTAACCGATTTGATATGGTAGGGCTTGGAAAACCCAGAGAGCTTTTTATCTTGAGACTCAAGGAGGGCGTTGTCGTTTTGGATGATGGACTCGGCAAGGGCTTTTTCAACAGGGGCTAGGAGCTTGCGGAGATTTGAAGCAAGACCCTCGATCCGATTCTGCTCAATTTCTTTGGCATTCTTTTTGGATTCACGAGCATTCTTGCGATTGATCTTGTCGAACTTTTCCAGCTTGCGAGCATAAGGATCACGACTGGAATAGATCGAGTTGAATTTTCGAGAAAGCAGGGAGTAGCTTTCAATCGACTGCAAATGAACACGCTCGCCAGCCTTGAGCTTGGGGGCATATTCAGCATTGATCCGATCACCCTCGGCCTTGAGAGCCTTGCGAACTTCGTCCAGTTGGACATCAAGCTTCGCAACGATTTCTCGGACTTCTTGCTCGGAGAGGTCTTTGATGTTTTTGATCATGGGCAGAGTGTACTGCGAAACGGCTTTGCAGTCAATAGAAAAATAAAATAATTTTAGGGGGGTAAAAAAGTTAAAAATAATCCTTGCCAAGCGGGTTGGGATGATGTAATATACAACCACGATGAGCGAACAAACCAGAATCCAAATTGACGGAAAAAGCTATCCAGTGGGTCACAAGCATGGCATCCCGCAAGTCAAGACTGACGGCGGGTTGGGCAAGACACGATTTAAGGAATATCGTGATTGCACGATTCGAGCATTGGCACTATCGGCTGGAATCGAATATGCGACTGCCCACAAAATCGGGCGAGATGCTGGTCGTAAAAAGCGTTGCGGGTTTTATCCAGAAAGACTGCTTGAAGAGGCCAAAAAAAGCGATATCAACTTTTTCAAAATAATCGACAGGCATGGTGACGGAGTCAGAACATTTCAACCAACCACGATTGAAGAATTTATAAAAAATCATCCGACTGGAAAATTCTATTGTCGCCGTAGCGGTCATGCCTTTGCGGTAGTTGATGGAATTATCCTAGACAATGTACGCAACACTCCCCGCCAGCGAATCACGGATGCTTGGGAATTTATTCCCAAGACTGAAAATAATGCTTGCCAAGCCACTTCGGATATAGTAGAGTAAGGCCAACAAAGAAAGGAACCAAGAAATGAACAACCAATACGACCCAGAAAAAGACCCCCACATCCAAGTCCTCGGAGACTTGAAGCGGGCGAATGACCAAATCATCCGACTCCGCACAATCATCTCCAGTTTCAAGAGTACGCTTGAGCCTTGGCAACGGGAGAGACTGGAATGGCTCGAACAGGAAACCCAGTAACCCAGAAAGGACGCAAACCATGAACAAAAAAAGTGCCAGCATACAAGTAAGTTTAAGATTAAGCGGGTATCGTGGAGCTTATCTTCGGCTCTGTCACGAAGAAAGAGCATTCAAAAAAAACAATAATTGGACGAATGAAATTCAATCCGAAATCTATGCTAAAAAATCTTTGATTCGCAATTTTATTTGTTTTCTGAAGGATCTTCAGGACAACACTGATTTAAACCAACAGATCGGTTAAATTATACAAGGAGGTACACACTGATAATCAATAAAAGCAGAGTGCGAAAATATGCCCTTGCCATCAGTAAGGAGCGTAGGAACGGAAAGTTCACTAGGGTATCCAAGGAGTTCTTCGATGCCATTAACGGATATGTGATTCACGCAATCGAGTCACGCATCCATCAACATCCGTCAAAAGGGAAAACACTTAAATGAACACGATCACCATAAACCTGCCAGACGACATCAAGGCTGTCCTAAAGTGTGATAGGGCAGTTGAAGTGGATGACGATATCTGGGTTTTGCTTGGTCGTGATGGGAGCCAAGTCTGGCCTCATCGGGTCGAGTCGAACACGGAGTATGGTGCTATCATTCAAGTAAAAAGCAGAATCGAGAACAAGCTTATCCAGTTAGCAGAGGAGGCAAAATGAACTATCGAGATTTGAAACACATCTGCATTGGGTGGATTCTAGCCAGCTTTTTTTATATGCTGGTATTCCACTTTATATTCAAACTGATCTAGGGATTTGCCAAAAGCATTCCTTGTACAATAAGGGAACATGACTGCGTTCCTTGGCTTACTGCAAACTGCCATTGAATATCTGTTTTTTGCAGTTGAATCTGCGGAACAAGCCTTTGAACGCTAAAACGATCTAGGAATGTGGTTTGAAGAAGATCAAATGTTACTGGGGTTGAAGATGCGTTTGGAGTTACTCTAACATTAAAAGTAGTGTACTTTGAGTTTGCGGCGGCATCTCCGCTGTAGGCATCAACCGAATAAACAAACAAAGTATATCCGCTTGGAACCGTATAGATACCAGCCTGTGTTCTTCCGACAGATGGATTGATTTGCGATAATGTTGAAGAATTATGTTTTGCAGTAATAATGCCAACATTTGAAGTATGCCCTGTTGCTGGGGCAGTCATCGCCATGCCGTTTATTCGAATAAATGAATTTGTAGTCACTACTGGAGTCAAACCATCCAAAGTTACAATTTCAGTAATTGCGTTCCAGTTATCGTCCAATCCGCTTATTTGAACTTTTGCTCCACTATCAGCCGTAACAGCCGTTGTTCCAATCGACATTGTGGTTCCTGTTGACGGCAGAGTAAATGTACTTGGTAGCCCATCCCATAGGGTGCGATTAACAGTTGTGACTGAATCCGAATAAGCAAAGATACTTACAGGAATTGCATCAACTGGCGTATTCCTAGCTGACCATGACTTCCAATCCAAGGAAAGCAGGTGATTAATTGAAAGAGGCATCATAAACCGCAACCTGTCAAGATACTACACATATAGTAGTTGACACTTTTAAATTGGGTATGCCCCTACCTACACCCAAAAAAGGCGAGAAACTTGCCGATTTTATGAAAAAGTTCATGGGAAACCCTACCGCTGTAAAGGATTACAAAGACAATAAACAGCGTTATGCAGTCGGGGCTAGTATCTTTCGTGATACCAAAAAGAAGCAAAAAAAGTCTAATCTTGAGTCCGATTCTGGCATTCTGACTCCTAACCCAGACGAAACTTTTGCTGAATTTCTGGGTAGGTTTGTGGCTGATGAAGCCATGATGGAATTGTTCCCAGAGGCTTCTGATCGTGCCGAGATTGCTTCTGAAATTTACGACAATGAGGAAATGGACAGCGTTTCCGAATCTGGCAGTGATTCAACGGATATCGAGCCAGCAATCGGTGAATCCACCTCTGAAGATGAAGAGGAAATGGCTTATGCGACTGGCGGGGGTGAAGCTGGAACTGGCGGTGCGCCAAGAGGCAGTATCCCAGAGGCCGTGATTCAAGGTCAGGGAAAAAAGAAATACAACTATGAAGAAGGCGGTGATATGACTATTAAAGGTGTTTCGGTTCTTACTACTGGCATGGCTAAAGGCCATCGCCTTGAAATTGATAAAACCACGCTTGAGCAGGTTAAGAAATGCGCCGAGCAATTCAAGGGTGGTGTTAAGGTGAATGAAAATCATGGTGCTGGTATTGCTGATATTATCGGCAAACTCACCAACTTCAGAATTGATGAAAGCGGGAACAAGCTGTTAGCTGATCTTACTTTTCTCAAGAGTCGCCAAGATCGTGCAAAATATTACATGGATCTTGCCTCCGAGATCCCAGATGCGTTTGGGATTTCGATTTCATTCAGCGGTGATTCAGAGATAAACGGATCAAATTTTGATCTTGCTAGGTGTGCAGAATTGTATTCTGCCGATCTGGTTCAGCATCCAGCGGCGAATCCCCAAGGGCTTTTTTCTGCCGATTCTGGTTGTGTAGTAGTTGACAAGACTAATTTGTGTAATATGGAAAATACTGCTGATACTGCCGACAAGAAGGAAACTCCTTCTTATAACATGGAAGACCTCGGCAAACAGATGGCAGAGTTCGCTACCCGCCTTTCGGCTTTGGAAGCTAAACTGACTCCTGTTGATGTGGTCGAAAACACTCCAGAAAACATCGCCGCCAAGGATGAGTCCAAGCCAACCATTCCCGCCAAGGAAATGTCGGCTAACGATGAATCCAAGACCGAGCTTTCTGGCGTTTTGAATGAAATCAAGACGGAACTTTCCAAAATGGTTTCGGCTCCTATTGCTCCTTCGGCTCCCGCTGTTGAAGAGAAAAAGCCACAGACTTTTGCGGAACTGGTAAATTTTGAGATGAAACAAAATAACATCTCCAAGGGCGAAGCTCTTCGTCTTTGCATTGGTAAATACACTGAACAATATCGGAAAGAGCTTTCCGCTGGTGGCTTCAAAAGCTTCTAAATAGAAAGGTAACAAACTATGGCAACTCAATTAGATTCTGGATTTGCTTCGTTGCTTTTCGCCTCCACGGTGACGGCGAATAGCATCGTCAGCATGACTTCAACCGATAATACGGCACAGGCTTGCGCCACTGCTGGAAAATCTATCGGCGTTCTGCAACAGGACGTGGTTAGCGGTTCGGTGGGCTTGGTTAAGCTCTGGAACCCCTCCAACTTCACCATTTTTGGTGGAACCACTGTTTCGGCTTCCGACACTCTTTATGTCGGTGCAAATGGCCGTTCCAGCACTGCTGGCACGGTTGTTCTTGGTGTCGCTCGTAACCAAGGCGTTACTGGTGATGTCATCGAAGTGTTCATCAACCGATAAAGAAAGGAAAATAAAAAAATGTCTTACCTAACTAGCAACGCCACTCTGCGTGGCGATATCACCACCGCCCTCATCCAAGGGGCACAGATGGATCAAGGATTCATCGGAACCGATGTGTTCCCCATCTACAACAGCCCTGTTCGTGCGGGGCAGTACCTCAAGCTCCAGCTTGGCAACGCTGAACTTCTGAACAGCGATGCTTCGAAGGTAGCCCCCGGTTCTGCGTATCCACGCTCGTCCAGAGCATTTGATAATGATAATTTCACTTGCGTTGAGTTCGGGCTTGAGGAAGTTGTGCCGGATGCCTTGGCCTCTGATGTGTCTCGTTTCTTCGGATTGGAGACTGAGACTGCGAAGATCCTTCTCCGCAACATTCAGATCGGTCATGAGGCTGAAGTTGCTGCGACTTTGTTCGATTCCAGCACCTTCACTGCCACTAACCCTCTGGTTAATTACACCGTTAGCTCCCTCTCCACGCTGAACTTCGTGGCTGACGTGGCCGCCGCTAAACAGCGGTTGCTCAAAAAGGGCGTGATCGCCAACTGCGTGATCATGAACCAAGAGGTGTTTGACCTTGTTCGCCGTAGCCCCCTCACCCAGAATCAGTTCTTTGGTGTGGTTGCGACTGACTCCCGCCGTCTGTTGTCGGAAGTCGAGATTGCTCAAGCGGCTGGCGTTGAGAAGGTTCTTGTTGGTAAAGCGGCTAAGAACAGTGCGGCTAAAGGTCAGACCTTCAGCGGTGCGTTCATCCTCCCCACGACTTATGTGGCGGTTGGATATGTTGCTGGTGGCGATTTTGCCTCTGGTGGCGTGGGTCGCACGATTGTGTGGAGCGAGGATGCTTCTGCTCCCTTCGTTGCCGAAAGCTATCGGGACGAAGGACGGCGTAGCAACATCCTGCGTGTTCGCTCGAATCGTGTGGTTAAGGTCATCGACAGCACGGCTGTTGAATTGATCACGACTAACTACTCCGCTTCGTAATTCTTGGTTGGTTCTGTGTTCCTCTGGAGAAGGGGGGATAAGATGAAAGTCTTGTCCCCCCTTTTCTTTTTATTCATAGTGATTATTATTTCCTCGTGCTCTGAACAAGAAAAGCAAGATCCCTATACAATACCAAGCAAATATGAGGACAAACCAACGATGGGGGCTTGGGAGATGATGGAATATTGAAATAATGCTTGCAAAATAAAAGCAGATTCCCAGTTTAAATAAATGGACAGATTCCCCTTCACCTTTTCACTTTACGCCATTGTTTCCAGAGAGTGCGCCTCAAAATATATTGCTAGGGCTTTGGAATCATTTAAAAAACTGAAGCCAGACGAAATTGTGCTTTGTTCGGCCATGGGAAAGCATACGGACGAAGGACTGCCGATTCTTGAGGAAATAGCCAAAAAGCATGGAGCGAAGGTTGTTGTCTATAGGAATGCTGACGAGGCATTAGGGTGGGATTATTTGGATAGCTTTGCAAATGCCCGAAATTGCGCTTTAAATGCCTGTACAAGCGAGTTTGCCATGTGGTTTGATGCAGATGACCTTTTGGTTGAAGGAGCCGAAAGGGTGTTTTTTGAGATTGGGGCAAAGATCACGGATCACGATTGCATATTTGCTGGATACGAAGTTCCTGCGGCTGGCCTATGTCCAGTTCGTGAAAGAATAACCCGCAAGGGAAAATTCAAATGGAAGTATGCGGTTCACGAACAGCTAAAGCCTATTCACGGAGATGCAAAGGCAATCGGAACCCACGGAGGTCTGATTGTTCATGCCCCAATCGGGCATAAAAAATCAAGTGTTGAACGCAATCACATGATACTGGATCAAGCAACAAATGAATCTTGGCTTTACGAATTTTACAAGGCAGAAGAATACTTTTTGTCAGGAAAGTACAACGAGGCGATTACTTGGGCGAAAATGGCAATCGCCGATCCAAAGCTGGATATTATTTTAAGGGTTCAATGTCATACAATTATCGGAAGATGCCTTGAAGACCCAGTTGCAAAAAGGGAAGAGCTTTTTAAGGCATATGCCCTACAGCCACAAAGGATAGAGGCTTTGTTTTATATTGCGGAGGATTATTTTAACCGAAAACATTATGTCGAGGCATTGTCTATTGCCAGATCGGCCTGTTCGATTCCATTTCCACAAGTCACTTATTGGACTACCAAAAAGCACATCTATGATTTTGAGGCTCCAGACCTTTATATGCGGTGTGCCAGAGCATTGGGCATGAATGATCTGGTGAAATTTCTTGAGCAGGATAAGTTAAAAAACTTTGGTGAAATTGATATCACCTTATGCCATGCCACGGCACGTCCAGAAAAATTCTGGCAAGCAAGATGGGCATGGTATTCAATGGCAAGCCAGCCAAACAAAATTCAACATCTTCTTGGGGTCGATGTTGATGATGACAAATACAGGGGATATGAAAAAGTAATAGTTCCAAATGGAAAATGCGTTGGGGCTTGGAATGAAACAATGAGGCAGGCAAAGGGTAAGTATCTTGTTCAGCTATCAGATGATTTTGTTCCTCCTGTTGGCTGGGACAATGAAATTCGCAAAAGACTTCCAGATCCAACCAAGCCAGCGGTTCTTGCCGTCTCGGATGGGCATAGGGTGGATGACCTGCTTTGCATTGGCATAATGACCAAACCAACCCTCGAATATCTTGGGGGACACTTTTACGCACCAGAATATGCCCAATCTTCTGGTATCTACGGAGACAACGAATTTACCCTTAGAACAAAGGATATTCAAATACAGGCAAAGGATCTGATTTTTAATCATCAAAATCCCTTTTTCACTGGAGCAGAAAAAGATGCCGTCTTTAGAACTCACAATTCAATGGCAAACTACGAGACTGGAAAAAAGATTTTTGAGGAACGCAATAAGTGATACAACACTTCTGGAGAAATGAAAAATTTGGCGAAAAATGGTTTAATTACCAAAATGTGTATCAACAAATAATCGATCATATTCCAGAAGGCGGTCATATTGTTGAGGTTGGGGCGTGGAAGGGAGCAAGCACATCCTATCTTGCCGTGGAGGCACAACACAAAAAAATGAGAATTGATGTGGTCGATACTTGGGCTGGCTCCGAGGAACACAAGGGTATGAGCGATATATTGGAAAATTCTCTTTTTGGAACATTTATAGATAATCTTCGGCCATTGATAAATTTGATAAATCCCATCAGAACGGACAGCGTTTCAGCTTCAAAGATGTATAAAAACGAGTCTTTGGATGCAGTGTTTATAGACGCAGATCATAGGTATGAATCCGTCAAAGCAGATATTCTTGCTTGGATGCCAAAAGTAAAGCATGGGGGAATATTGGCTGGGCATGATTACATTCCTATGCACGATGGGGTAATTCAAGCCGTGGATGAACTTATTATTTCACCCAAAATTATTAGAGACTGCTGGCTAAAGATTAAATGAAAATTTTTATCTATCATGATCTTATATTGTCGAATGAAATATGGCAAAAAAACCTTTTTTATGCCGAGTTAAATAGACTCCATCCGCATCTTCAATATTTGATTGATTTTTATAATTTTTTCAAAAAATACGAAACCCAAAATCCAGAGGAGGCAAACTTCTTTTTTGTTCCTCTTTTTATGGCTGGGTTACAGTTTGCAAATGTAGATCCAGAGCTTGCCATAAATCATTGTGCCTATCTGCACAAGGGCAATCATATTTTAGTTTCCACTGGTGATGTTGGTCAAAGGGCAGAATCAAAGCATGAAATGACGCATGAGGCAAATCCGTTTCGGGCTTATGATAAAAAATACAAATGGCTTGATGACAGATTTATCCTGATAGCACTTGAGTCTTTGCCCACCCTGCACAGTCAGGACATAGCAATTCTTCCATATCAAGTTCAGCCATTAAAAAAACAAAATGCCGACAGAGACATTCTGCTGTCATTTATGGGAAGCATGACTCAGCTTCATCTTCCACAGGAGCATATCCGTGGAGGCAGACTGCTGGAGTTCAAAAACAGATTTGAAGGAGATAAAATTGTTGTTGGATCTCCGCATGAAGTCAGGGAAAAGCTTGGTGAAATCACCTATCACGATCTTATGGCTAGATCGGTATTCACCCTGTGTCCTGCTGGATATGGAAGGTGGTCTTTCCGATTTGTTGAGGCACTGCTGAACGGATCAATACCCATATTGCTTTCCGATGATTATGTGCTTCCATTTGGAAATAAAATTGACTGGAATAAGTATTGTTATGTTGCCGAGGAGAGGCATTTGTTTGGCTTGACTGACTTCATCCATCGTCTATCCATTGATGAAATATCAGAAAAGCAGAAAAACATAATAAAAGACAGACATATATTTGAAAAGGATTTCATTATGGAAAAAGTAGCAGAGAATCTTGAGAGCCAGTCTTATGCCGATATTGCGATTGGGAAAATGCGTGGGCCAGAAAATATGCACATTATTTGCGTGGACGTGACAAATAAATGCGATCTGGCTTGTTCAAACTGCACAAGATTGCTGAAGAACCAAGACGCACTTTGGGAAATGACCCCAGAAAACTTTAGGTTGGCATTAAAAAGCCTAAAGGATTACAAGGGCATCATCGCCATGATTGGTGGAAATCCATGTGTTCATACAAAGTTTGAGGAGCTATGCCAGATTTTTAGGGAAGAAATACCAAATCAATTTCAGCGTGGATTGTGGACAAACAATTACTTCAAGCATCGTGAAGTAATCGAAAAGACATTTGGAGCGTTGAATCTTAACCCTCATAATGAAGAAAGGGCAAACGACAAGCTGAAGGATCTTCACGATGTAATGGTAAATAAAAGAGGTTTTAACGGAGGATTTTATGTTGGAAATTCTCATCATGCCCCGCTTTTGACTGCCGTAAAAGACTTATACCCAGAAAAAGAGATGTGGGAAAAAATAGCTGGTTGCGATGTGAACAGGGAATGGTCGGCATCCATAGTGCAAAACAAGGGCGAGCTTCGGGCATATTTTTGCGAAGTGGCCGCATCGTTTGATTTGGCTAGGGGAACCGACAACGGATATCCAGTTGTGGATGGATGGTGGAAAAAACCAATCAAGGATTTCAGCGGTCAAATCAAGCATTTTTGCACAGGTTGTGGAGTTCCAGCAAGACTTCGTGGAAGCATGGACAATGAGGAAACAGACACCTACACAAAAAGCAACGCTGATCTTGCCGTTAAGTCACAGACAAAAGGCAGAAAAATTAAGTTGCTCGAAACAGAAAAAGCTTTGGAGCATAAAGTGACAGAATACTTTGCTGGGTGAAGGTTTTAATTCAATATCATCAAAGGCTTGGAGATGTGGTAAGAATGTTGCCAGTCGCAAAGCTTTTGGCAGACAGGGGAGACGATGTTTGGTTTGAGTGCAAGGAAGAATATGCGGATATTTTGAAATGCACAACCTATGTTAAGCATAAAAAGATTGAAGATCCATACGAGGCATTTGATTTTGTTTTCAATCGGGAGGTTTGGCCTCTGCTGTATGAAGAGTACAGGGCAAGCGGGAAACGATGGGAAGAATTTGTTTTTGGCAAGGAATTTCAAGATGCGGTAGATCAACAAATCGTTCTTGATAATATTTGGCTGGCTCCAGACATGGGATTGTACGATCTGGTTGCGCCTTTTGGGATAAGTCAGATTGTTCGACATGACCCGATGGCGGTGATAAAAAAGGCGGTTGAAATGTATGGGAAGGATTGTCTGGTTGTTCTATGTCCTCCAGAGCTTGATATCAACGGACTGAAAACCATAAGTTGCAGTTCTGTTGCCTATATGCCGTTTTTGATTCAAAGAGCTAGGAATTTTTTGGGCATAAATTCATCTCCCTCGGCAATCGCCTCGGCTGTTCGTGAGTCTTACGATCTTATTCCAACAGGCAATTATCAAGATGACTATACGCTAGGGGCAAACATAATAAGGCTTTAAATGGCCTAAAATCGCTCAAAAACAGCCCTAGAAATCGTCTTTATAGCCTCATAGGGGGGTTGTAGGGTTAAAATTGACATAGCTATATGTGTAATATGGCTGGCCGTCTGGATACATCTGTCTTTAATTCCGATCTCTCGGAGATGATTTCTGACCTCTACACTTCAGTAACAGGGCTTGCCACAAATGCCGTATCTGCCTCAGTTACAGACCTTTCCTTTGCATCTGAACTTGAAGTAGGTGGCGAAGTCTATACGATTACACAAACTCTTATAGTACAGGCAAATGCTATTTCGGCTCCTCCAACAATCGGATCTCTTTGCACGGTTGGAGATACCGAAAGAATGGTTGCAAGATGGACGATTTCAGCCGATGGCGTAAGCTACAACATTGATGTTGCAGACATCACCACAGGATGACGGCAAGCATTGAAAGAGATGTTGAGAACGCTATTGCCGATGCCTTGACCACGGCTGGCGTTACAGGCGTTAATATTTATACTTCGGAGCGTATATCTGGACGGCTTCTTCCTTTTGTCTCGATTGTAGCCTCAATTAAATCAGAGGAGATAGCCCCATTTACAGGCGTATTTGATCTGAATGCAACAATTACCTATGTTGCTAGGGCAGATACGGCAAACGATCAATCTTACGACAATAAATTTGCCAGCATTTTACAGGCTTTTTATACAGATCCAAACTTAGCATCTCAAATGACAACGGCCTCTGCCGATCTGGAATTTTTTGTTGCCGACATAACAAAAGTTGGTCAAAGAATAATTTCCACTTCAAGAACTTGGGCAAAGGATATATTTATGGATGTAAAGGTAACAGTCAAATGAGCATTTTTCAATCTCCAGAATATCAGTTGGAGCATGCTGTTTCCTCGCTTATCAACGACTCAACAACTGCAAATGTGTATGGATCAAACAGAACTGGAGCAAAGCTATTCCCTTATGTAGCCATATCGGCAAGGCCAGTTCGTCAGCTTGTAACTCCGTATAGCGGTGTTTTTGAAATGGAGGTAACGGTTGATTATTCGGATAGCTCGGTTTTAACAACCAAAGAAGATTTTGACTCAGAATATCTAAATATATTTTCGCACCTTTATGACAATTCAACAACTCTTGTAGATCAAATTGAATTTCACTCTGTAAATCTAAAAACCTACATGGCAAGGATTTCCTCTCAAACTCCTACTATACAGGTAGCAAAGAGGGCTTGGAAAAGAGGACTTGTAATTAGCGCAATCTGCACACCATCCACAAATATTGGCCTAAGAAGCTTGGATTTCAGCGACTACTTGAACTCTCAATATCTTGCCTTAATTTGACACACAGGATAGCTATATGGCACTTCCTATTTTAGACGGCAATCAGTCTCCGACAACGCTCTCAACTATTATCATAAGCAACGCTCATGTGCCAGCCCACACGGTTACATCGCTTGGCACACAAGCTATTACAGATATAGCAACGGCTGTTTCTGGCGTTGAGCTGGGGCCAAACACATTAAATGCCCTAGAAAATATCACGGTAACGATGGGTCAAGTCACAATTACTGGCGGACTTACAAATGCACAGCTTCGGGCTTCTGCTGTAACGATTGGTGGGGGTGTTTATCTAGCAGAAGCTCAAGTTGTACTTGGGGGAAATGCACCAGCCGAGGCTGTTCAAATTGGTGGGTATAATCTAGCAGACAACAAGCTTTATCCGATTGCGGTTGATAACAATGGAGTGCAGTCGGTAAGCGGCACGGTGACTGCAAACATAGGAAATACACCAGACTTTATTGGGGGCGGATACACAAATTTAACCGAAGTTTTGAATGACGGCGCAATCGTGGTTCAAAGCATAGAAACGACTATCAATGCGAATGTGAATGAAGTTTCTGTGCTTCCTCCAATAACAGGCACGGTGACGGCGAATCCGTGGGGAAATTATACTCCTCCGATATCTGCGGTAGGGGACAGCAATCCTGAAAGCGGAATGTCTATTGCCTTTGGACGACTTGTAGAAGGAACTGCTATTGTTGGAGAAGCCAGCCCTCTCCCCATCTCCGGCACGGTGACGGCAAGTGTTCCGACAAGCACAAATCTTGTAGTTGCATATAGAGATGAAATTGGAGAACAAATAGTTGTAAATAACACAGGCCAATCATTGCCTGTTCAAGTATTCTCGCCAGATGGCGGTTCTGCGCTTTTCCAAAATCCCCTCCCCATATCAGGCACGATAACGGTCGGCAACTCCGTCACCATCGGCTCTCTCCCTGTTCAACTATCCACTACCACCATCGGAGGAACAGCTAGACTTAATGTAACGCTTTCCTCAGCCACTACGGTCGGCGGGACAGCTCCCAGCTATGCCAATCTTTACGGTGGGTCGGATGGGACAAATCTTAGAGCGATTAGCGTAGATACATCTGGGCGCACGGTTGTAACTGGATCAGTTAGTATCGCCAGCACCACCGTCACCGTCTCGGCCTTGCCAAACGGCGCACTCACCACCCGCTTTGGCTCAGTCACTACGGCCAATACGAGCCAATTAACCTCATGCGTGACGAATAGTTCCCGCAAATATCTGCTCGCCCAAAACATCTCGGCGGGAACCGTCACCATAGGAATCGGCTTCTCGCCAACGACAACGCAAGGCATTCAACTTTCCGCAGGCGGTGGAATCAGTTTTGATTCGTTCTGCCCGACTGGTGCCGTCTGGTGGCTTGGCGCAACTACTGGCGCAAATTTCACCATTTTGGAAGGGTAAAACATGGGAGGCTTTTTCGGCGGCGGCGCAACAGCAACAATGGTCGGAGCCACGGCCAGCGTTGCAGGTACGGCTGGGTATGTCCCTGCTCCAGCGGCGGGGGATCAGGATAAACAATTAAGAGGAGATGGAACCTTTGATTTTAACTACGATTCATCTCTTAAAAGATATGCAAGGATGTTTTATTTTCACCATAATCGTGTTGGAGGCGATCAAAACACAGCCTTTGATTTATCTAATATTGCATCCGGTACAGGGGCGCAATCTGGAACTTCAATAAGCACATCATTAAGTTCAGTCCTTCAGAGCCATCAATTCTTTGACTGTGGGACTGGCGCAAGTGGATACATTTCAATTCAATGGTATTCATCTAACGGAATATGGGTTGCTGGCCCATCCACCAATACATTTGCCATGTTTCTCAAGCTGGATGCGCTTCCATCTGCTGATAATGATGTTAAGATATATGTCGGGTTTCAAAACTCAAACTCGGCAACACTTCCGACCCACGGAGCATATTTCAAGCTGACCAATGCCAGTGCAAATTGGAGGTGTGTACACGCATCAACAACTGAATCAGACAATGACTCAGGAATAGCCGCCGACACATCGACCCACACATTCAAAATTGTTACCGACACATCCAAAACATCAAAATTTTATATTGATAATGTTTTGGTTAATACGCACTCAGGCACTCTAACCACAGATCAAGGCGGAATTTTTGTCCCGTACTCTGCCAAAAGGGCGGCATCATCTAATGTTGCGGCTAATATAAGAATGAGAACTGGATGGATGTTATTTCAGAAGGAATGGTCATCGGCGATTGGGGTGCTATGAGAGATCAAAATTATATTGAGCGTTGCATTGATTTCTTAAGGGAATCCGCTTCTAACGCAATTCTTTGCCAAGGAATTAATCAGCTTACCCAGCAAAACGCCGCCCTTGGCATTTACTCACCAGAGCGTTGCGAAGCCATCAAGAACTACATTGCCGCCTGTCGCAATGAGTATCTGCGGTGCAAGGGATTGATCCTAGCCGCAACTACCAATGACGAGGCCGATGCGGTGCAGTTTGTGGCTCCAGAAGTTCCGTTATGGCCTCAATAGATGGCTTGGAAGGAATTTACCCAAGCAGAAATGTGCGCATATATTGGCGAAATGAATACAAAATATGCAATTTATTAAAATGAGAGAGTCTTACACATACGGAGATTTTATTGCAAGTCTTAAATACCTTGAGGCAGAAGGCTATATAGAGCGTTTTTTTGACGAAAATGGGCAAGAATGCGTAAGAATTGCAGATGGAGCCGAGAATGCCAAAATATGAGTGGAACAAAAGCCATATCTGAAATTAAGGAGCGTTTAGCAAGAATGGAGGAACGGCAAGTTCAACTATACACAATGGTTGAACATTCCCTCTCAAATTTTGAAAGTTTATCCACCAGAGTAACCTCTTTAGAGGCGTTGAAACATAAGGCTTTGGGCATGATAGCTGTAATTGGAGGGATTATGACTATGACTTGGGAAATAATCAAAGAAACCTTGTTCCGCAAAGGTTGACACAAATAGTAATTCAATGGCACTTACGACTATCGGCTTGAGTAATCTTACCTTTGGAACTACCCAAGAATCTTCTGTTGTAGTTAAAAGCTACGAAGAATCATTGAAGTGTGATCCTGTTGAGCTTGCCGATGGAAGCGGAACTTTCAAGGCTGTTGCATTTGCAAATCCAAATAGCTCTGCATCGATCACTCTTGTCTCTTCCTCGGTAACAGCAGGTGTTGGTGCTGGGTTTGGATATGTTGCAAATGGTGTGCTTGATGTTGATGATCTTTATATTGAAAGCGCAACAAAAACACTAACAAACGATGGATTTGCCGAGGTTCAAATCTCTGCCGTTGGATATCTAAACCTTGGACAAGCGAGCTAATTTATGCCAGCCCCAACAGTAAAAGGAAGCGGAGTAAGCTTTGGAATTGGATCTGGAGTTTCATCCATGATCGCCACAAATCTTTCTGCCAATGCCTCCTCGAATAAGGTTGAGGCAAAAAACATCAGCGGAGGAACTGCCTGTGTCGCTTTTACAGGCAAAAAAACTGAATATAATCTTGAGGGCTATATTAGCGGTGCAGTTTCAACAACTATTGGCGGGACTTTTTCCCCCACAAATTTAACTGGTTTTGGCGGCTTGTCTGGAGCATATGTTGTTGAGGAAGTAACCCTTACAAAGTCATCGGAAGATTTTGCAAAAATCAAATATAAGGTGGTTCAAAGAGATAGTTTAAGTTGATCTAGCCAATCAGATTCCCCCCACAGATTCCCATGATTCAAACTGGCGATTTCCTTTATATCACAAATAATATCAAGCTGGCCTGTGCCTTGCTTACGATGGGCCACAAGCTCAAGGATGATGAGTCTTGCTGTATTGAGGAAGATGGGAAAACAGAGGTTAATTTTATCTTTGATAATCCAAACGGTGATGTTAGCAAAGACGCTCAAAAGTGGAAGGGCGGTCTGGAAAAGATGGAGAAAGAAGAACCGCTGGCTTATCTATGGGCGTATGCCCATAATCGTGACAGGCTATTGGATGTCATCAAGCAATCTGTTCCAATGGTGAGAGTCCGTTACGGATCAAAGATTTTGCTTTACCCAAAAAATGCAACAGCGGAACAAAAGAAAAGGATAATGAGCAAACTATGAATGATCTAATGACAGAAGAGGAAATTATAAATCAAGGACAAAAAAGATCTGATGCTTTTATTCAAAAGGAAAACAGCCTAAAGGGGATTAAGCTTCGCCCATTCACGGCTGGATCTTTGCTTATCTGCAAAAAGGTTGGGAATAAATTGATTACTGGTGGAGAAAGCGATAATCCAGAATTTGATATTCTGTCTTTTATTTATATTCATGCGGCTCCAAACATTGAGGTTCGCTCCAACTCTTACAGCAAGGAAAAGTTTTGGAACGCTGTTCTTGAGTGGGCAGACAAACTTAAAATCACCGATCTTGAGGAAGCTGGAAAGATGATCGAGAACATTATCACGGAGTCTGGTCTGGCTATTGCATCCCCCAAAGATGACGGCAAATCTTCGAGCAACGACTCCCCAAACTAGCCGAGCCAGAGTGGATCGCTTCATATGTGATCACTCTGGCATCTCAAACAGGATGGACGGAGGACTTTATCTTGAACGAGTTACCCCTATCGAGAGGGTTTCAGTATCAGCACTGCGTTTGGAGAATGAACGGCATTTCAACGGAGTGGAGTTCGGATCAGTCCAAGCGGAAAGCTGACATAATGAGACAGATAGGATTATGAGTGTAACGATTACATGGAATGACAAAGAATTGCTATACGGACTTGATGCACTAAAGAGCGATGTGCAAAAAAGCCTTTCTGGGTCTTCAAATAGGCTTGATTCTGAAGGCAAAAAGGCATGGCGAAAAGCCGTTGGAACCGAGGCCGTTCTTAGCAAGGGTAGAAACGGCAAGGAATGGTTCAGCTTTAACAAGAAAAAATGGTATATTACTAATGAATGGCACACACCAAATGTTGTATGGGCTGGCCGTAATTTCGTTAAAAACAAGCGCAAACAGGCTTCTAGCGATATGGCAAGGGTATTGGGGCAGAAGAAGCAAGAAGAGCTTGATAAAGCCTTGGAGGAGGCATTTTCTAGGTTTTAAATGAAAACAGCACAAGGATCTATTTCGGTTGATGTATCTAAATTTGTCGGGCCATTGGATGAGGCCAAAGGAAAGCTTCAAGCATTTTCATCTTTATTGGGATCAGTTGGGAATGCGGCCAAAATGTCTTGGAGGGCTTTTGATGCTATTGCTGGGGTGTCGAAAAAAATCAGCGATATTGCTGAAGGAGGAAGAGATTTGCAGGCTATATTTAACGCACTGCCAAGTATTGCTGGAAGAGTTGCTGGTGCATTTAATAATATAAAAATTGTCGCATCTCAGGTAGGTGGAATAATATCAAAACTTCCAGCCTCATTTAAGGCTATTGGAGTTGCTGGAATTTCCGCTGGGGTTGGAATCTTTGCAATATATAAATCCCTATCTTTAGTTTCATCTATAGGAAAAGGTGCAATAAATACAATAGGCTCTATTACATCAAGGCTTGTAAGTCTTAGTAAGACTGGATTGTCTGGAGCTGGTAATGTTTTATCTGGGGCGTTTAGCGCACTAATACCAGTTGCCAAACTTGCTGGTGTATCCATTGGTGGAATTAGTCTTGCTCTTGGAGCATTAGATCGTTTTTTTAAGATTGGAATTACTAGCGCAATAGAATTAGGAGACGAATACAATACTCTTAGCAAGCGAACTGGGGCATCTGTTGGATTTTTATATGATCTTGGAAAAGTACTTCAAAATAATGGAGTAAGCAGCTCTTATGCTGGCACAGCAATCGGTCACATGCAAAGAGCATTGACTGGTGTAAATGAGCTTGGTCAACCAACATCTGATATATTTAGAAGACTAAAGCTTAATATTGACGAACTACGCGACACAGCACCAGAAAAAGCCATTGTAACGCTTGGGAATGCTATTTTAGACCTTAAAAGTCCAGCAGAGCAGACAAGAGCCGCAACCGAGCTTTTTGGGAAAGCTGGCGCATCCATGCTTGCCGTATTCAAAGATGAGGCATTTGCCAAATTAGCTAGAGGCATTAGTTCTACTGGACAAACCCTTCAAAAGAATGCAGAAAATTTTTCCAGAATATCAACTCAGCTTCGTGATTCTGGATCGGCATTTCGTGGATTTTTCATTGAGATGGCTGGTGCAGTTGCACCAGAAATACTTGAATTATTCAAAATGCTTCAAGGTGGAGATATGCTTTCTGGATTTGGGGCAAAAATTGGTGCACAAATAAAGCTTGGTGCAGATGCTTTAATAGGAGCATTTAAAACTGGAACCTTATTTAGTGTATTAAAATTATCATTTGAAGCATCTATAACATATTTTAAAGATTTATTTCAAAGAGTTTCAAAGTTTATTGGACAATATTTAAATGCAGTTTTATCAACAGACGCACTTGAGGGAATATCATCTGGATTGATTGATATTTTTACTGGATTTGCAAAAATAGTCGGCTCCATGCTTTTAAGGGCTTTTGAAGCTCCAATAGCATATTTTCAGACAGGAATAGAGTTTGCAGTATTATACGCTCAAAATGCTTTTAATTCATTATTTTCAAATTTTGCAAAAATAGGAGAAGGGTTTTCTAGGGGTGGAGCTTTGGGTGGAGCGTTATCCGCAACTAAAATTCTTTTAAGCGACAAAAGCTTGCCCGACAAAGATCAATTTCAAAAACTCTTAAAGGATAGACTTGAAAGCGGAGTTAATTTTGGGATTGGAGAATTTCAAGTAAATTCAAGAAGTGCAAACGAGGGAATAGATCAAATTGGGGCAGGAGCAAAAAAGGCATTTGACGCAGGTAAAAAAGCAGTAGAGTCATTAATTTTTGCAAATGTTGTTCTAGACAAACCAGCGCAAAATGTTTTAGATACATTTGCAAATTTAAGAGGAGTTCTTGAGGCAACCGCAGTAGCAGGTAAGCCAGCGGAAAAAGCCATAGCAGATACAACTGGAGAAATGGAGCTTGGAGCTAAGGGCAAGGGTATAGGTAGAGCCATGAAGGATGTTGCCGTATCATCTCTTCAAAGAATTGGAGGCGGTGGAGTTGCATTTGGCGGTGGGGATCCGCTATTAAAGGCAAGTCAAGATCAGCTTTTTGAATCAAAGCAACAGACAAATCTTCTTCGTCAGTTAGTAAAAAATCCTTCTGGATATGTTACAGCCACGGATCAATACGGAAATGTGGCTGTATTTGGCGGAAGATAATGTATGCCTACTCCTCAATTCAAAGGCTCTTTCCCAGTAAAAATAAGGGAAGAAACAAGATATTTTGACAAGGGTAAAATTGAATACATTGTCACAAATGTTTATCGTGCAGACAATGTAACAACAGGAACCGTTGGGGGAACACTCTCATATGCTGGAAAATTGTTTGCCCTGACAAACATATCAATAAGTCAAAAAAATGCACTAGCTGAAGTTACCCATACCTACACGGCTGGAGACTCGTCTGCCCCAGAAGTATATGAAGTTGTTGCAAGCGTATCGGAGGAGCCGATTGCATCTCATCCAGCATTTACGGCTGGAGGGTTTGGAATTTATTCAACCTCTATTGTGTCTGCGGCTGGTGGTGCTGTTACAAGTGGAAGCACTACTGCCGCTACTGGCGGGGGTGCTGTATTTGATGAGTCTGGAGGTTTCTTGAGATTCAACAATAACGCTACAAACAATTTTTTTGGAGTGCAAAGTTTTCTTTCTCCACAGGTTTCATATCGAAGAATTTATTCCGCTGGAAGTGCTCCAAGTGCAGGTCTTACGCAAGCCGTTGGAACAATATTTTCATCTCCCGCTGGAGATCCTCCAGTTATACCGTCTGGAAGAAACTGGATTTTAGCATCTGTAAATTGGAAAAACAATGGCAATCAAAAAAATGCTGTTGGACAATATGAAATAACGGAGGAGTACAAGTCAAGTGGCCCCAAAGGCTGGAATAATGCCATTTACTATACATCTAATTAAATGGGAACCACATACATCGGGCTGGAGGCTCAATTTACAACAGAAACGTCTTATGAGCAGGATAAGTTTGGTCTGGTAAATTATACTGTAAAATCAATATTTCCATTAAGCGTAACTGTCACAACTCCAAGTTTGGGAGATACAATAGGTCTAAATGGTCGAACCTTGAGAGCTGTTGCCGTAAATGCAACAAAAACAAACAATGGATTTTCTGAATTTGTTGTAACCTATCAAGGAGACGGAGGAACAAGCACACTTCAACAAGATGGCTCCAATTCGACTGGCGAGGAACCAATAGCATCCAATAGAAATTTCAATGTATCACAAGACGCTAGTCCAAGCATTGTACAATTATCTGGAGGAAGGGCAACCCTTGGTCTTGACGGAGTTGTTGTCGGAACAGGCGGTGCTCTGTTTGATTCAGACGGTGGATTTTTGTACTTTAGAAAAGATGCAAAATATAATTTGTTTGGTGTGACATCATATTTAAATCCAAATCTGGTTTATCGAAGATCGTTCACAACCTCAACAAAGCCATCCCTTTCTGCCGTTGGAAGAATTGTGTCTCCAACCGCTGACTTTCCTGCCGTGCTGTCTGGCGCAACTTGGTTGTGTCTTGGTATTACTTATCAAAAAAGAGGATCAGTATATGATGTTACACACGAATTTCGTGCATCTGGAAGAAATGGGTGGAATACCTATATTTATGGCGGTGGTGTAGCCGCACCTCCAATTTCATAATTTTATGCCAATTCTAAGCAAAGTTCAAAAAGGCCAGCCAATCACGGCTGAATTATTTAACAGTCTTATTGACACAATTCGTGAGTGTCAAATCAATGCCGTGGTTGGATCTGGTGGAACATCTGCAACATTTAAAAGAGGTCCGGGTGGAACGACAATTTCAATCGACTCCCGAAACACACAACAAACAGCAACAACGGCATCTGCTCAAACGTGTCCATTTGATCCAGTGGTAACTGTAACAGGAAATAGTTTTGATGTCTCCTTTAGAATTGGCACAATCAATGGAGCAATTCCATCAAATATGCTTTCTACAATAAATGTTCCAACCTCATCTCCGCATTATTTTTATTTAAAATGCACAACGGACGGCAAGGTAATAACAACGGCAGAAATTGAAAGCGATACAACTCCGAGGCAACCACAACAGGCAACTCAGGATGCGGCTCCAACACTCTTTAATATTTTAATAGCATTTGTAACTACCGCTGGAGTTGCAACACGAACACTTCCATGCGGAAATATACAGGCAAGAATTGTTCCATCAATACAGGAAGATTCTCCAGCCTATGTGGCTGGCGAAAGAAACTATACCCAATGGTACAACTGGTACTTTTAAAATGCCATATGTTTCCTATCTTGCTGATGTAGAACCAAGCTATTATACGGATGAATTATTTTCGATAACTGGCGGTTCAAGCTACACAAATAGAAGTGGATACTACTCTTCTATGGGATCAACATTGGGAACAGTTGCAGTTTCAACTGGAACATCCACAACAACGGCATGGAGTTCATATACAGAGGCAACTAACGCATCTGGTGGAGATCCAATTACAATATCTCGGACAACATATCCAGCGGCGCAAACCTCGTACACATACACAGAATCTCGTCCCTCCTATGTTCTTAAAGCTCAAACATACACAACACTAGAATACGAGAAAAGAACAACATCCTCTTCTGAGATTACATCAACCGTAACTTACTCGGAAACATCTTCCGATGGAGCAACATATACAACATATATTCCATTTTCCAATAGCACTTTAACCTACGGATATATATATTCAACAACAGAGCTTGATACATATTCCAACATAAAAACAACATCTTCATTTTTATATAAAAGAACGGGAAATAATGCGTCTTATACTTACAATATAGAATGCATTGGAACAGATAATTCTCAATTATTGCTTGCAATAACCACGCAGACTCATGCAAACATATATTACTCGGATTATGATGTGCTTTTAATGCAGGATGGATTTTTTTCCTTTTCCACCAGTGATATTCTTGCGACACTGGATGCTGGGTCTTATTCTGGAGAGCAACCAGTCACATATACGCTTACTTACGACTCTATTTCATATTTATTATCCACTTCAACTTGGACTTCTTTTTATTTGGATTTGGTTTCAGCATTTGAGAGCAACAAATTTCTATATGGCTATCTCACCTCATCGACAATTACGGCAGAATATAGTTCTTCATACGCATACGAAACAACTGGTGAATACACCTCTGCTCTTGGCAATAGTTATGCAACATCTTTGGCTGGAGCATCAAGCTCTTCCACGTCTTTTAGACAGTATATAACAACAGTGTCGTCTATGGAGTATTATTACGAGGCTTTTCATCCAAGCGAAAGCTTTGTTGTTTCATCCTTATCAGTGATGACAACTACCCTTACTTCTGATTCATACTATTCAGTGTTTAATTTTATAACTCAAAGCGGTGATTTAAGCTATCCAATTTATTACCAAAAGGGAATCAATCGAGCAGAAATTCCAACAAGGCAAACATTTTATACAGAAGAAGCAACTTATGGAAATTTTGTAAATTCAGTTCCATTTTCAATCGTTTATAATAATTATTCGCCAGATGCAGTGTCAAATATTATTGTTGCAGTGGTTCAAGCAAAAGAATCAATGGCGGCAAATCTTTACGGCCCATCAGAAGATACGGTTTCTGGAAACAATGCCTGTCCCCTTTATATGTCCGTATTTATTGGCACGGTAACATCCAGCCAAGATAGGCAAATTTCATCAATAACAAGTGTTACAATAAATCAAAGCACAAGTGGAGCGATTGGAACAACAAACGCATATCAAAGCGTAAGTTATACAACAACCTCATTTATAGGAACTCACCCATTTACCACATCTACAACTACAAGGGATTTCATTACAAGAAGCTGTGCAATTTCTTTTACAGGACAAGCATCTTCCGTAATGCTTACCGCAAGAACTTTCGTGGATAACTATATACCAGCATATTTTTTGCCATCATACGTTGCAAACACCTCTCTCACGCTCGGTATTTACTATGTTCCATATCAGCCACAGCATCCCATAAATGCTTCTGAGGTATATTATTCAAATGGTTTATTTACTACCGCAAACTACAATTTAAGCGGAAAGCTTATAAATGCCTACACATCTCTAGGATCCACATATATCAAGGACTCGTCAATAAAAACATTTGCAGTAAGAAACAGTCGAGCATACAGCTCTTGGGATGGTCAATATGATGTTTTTGACAGCTACGGAAATAGCAATTATATTTTTACTAGGGAAATTTACATTCAAGACTTTGGATCAATTTTCCAAATTTAATTGACTTAATTTTCGGCCTTTGTATAAAGGCAAAATGAAAATAACTGCATCCACATTTTTCACAAAGGGCTGGTGCTACTCGATTGACTCTTGGTTGGAGCATTTTTTGGCATCGATTGACGGTTTTTCTGGTTCCCTTATAGTCAGCACGGATTCCTCTCAAGAATGCTCCGACAAGGTTTTGGCGATCAAACAAAGGGTTGAGCGTAGGGGATGGGAGTGCTTGAGTGTGGTGACGGACAATGTTAAAGACAACCAAGAGGCATACAAAGATGATGCTCAGTTAATCATAGCCAAAATACAGCAAAAAGCATTTTCAATGGCTAGGGATATTGGATCTGACTATTTTTGGTCTATTGAAAGCGATGTTTTGGTTCCTCCATCCTCGTTAAAACTCCTTTTGCAGTGTCTTGATTTTGATGAGTCATACTATGATATTGCCATGATTACCTACCCGAATGGGCAGTTTTTGGGAGGAAGGGGAACTCCCCAGCATCCAATATGCGAAGATGCAACCGAGGACGAAAGAGAGCTTACGGACGATCTAAAGAAAAGAGTAAAGGAAAGGCTGAAAGAGATTGAAAAATTAAAAGACAACAAAGAAAAGGCATCTGAAGAGCAAATGAAAAAATGGGGTGATTTGGACAAGGAAATAAAAAAATGCCCACCCAAGGGAAACATATTTGAACTTCAGTCAAAAGGCTGGAAAAGGCGTGGATGGATGGAGTCGGCCTACCCCGCTATTGGTCGTGGTGCAATTCTTCCTACGGATTGGGTTGGGCTTGGATGCACCATGATGAACAAAAGGGCTTTATCTTTGGCTACTTTCGAGGGATACGAGCTAAAGGGAACTCAAGATTTATTTCTTTGTTGGCACAGATGGAATCCAGCAGGGTTAAAAATGTGCGTAACCCCCCATGTTTTATGTCATCATGTAAAAAGAAAGGTTGATGAAAAAGGGTTCAGAACGGACAGCATTGAAATTCATCATGCCCAGCATGAGCTTGGGGGAGAATGCGCTGGTCATATTAGATGGACTCCACGGAAGTATATAAACTTCAACGAATAAAAATATCTTGTTTCTTCAATTATTGACACTATAAACAGCTATATGAATAACATTATATCTTGGGTAACTGCTAATTTTGCCTCTATCGTTGCTGTGGCTGGAGCCGTGGTCATGCTGGCTAGGGTAATCGTGAAATTGACCCCCAGTCCTGCGGATGACAGCTTCTTGGAAAAGATTGTGTCTGTCCTAAAAACGCTTGGCTTGCATATTGGCGACAAGTGATTCGTCTTATCGGAGCTTTAATTGATCTGCTTCTTCGGCTAATCCCGACAAAGAAAGATCAAAATGACTCCGAGATCAGAAAAAGGCGTGATGAAAACAATGCTCGGATTGACCGCCTGTTCTCTGGTCGTGATGGCAATCCTTGGTGGATGCGCTAGTACCAGCACCGAATTTGTTCCAAATGATATAGTCGGGTATTATACAACCGACTATCGCTTCAAAGCCGTGATGAACAGTAACGATGAGGTGCGTGGATGGGCGAAAGATGCCCTTAAAACCATCAACGAACTTGAGTATCAATTAAACCTAGAACGCAATAAATGAGTCACGAAGAGCGAAGTTACAAAACCTTCGAGGGACTTCAGCCAGATTTTCGGGAAAGAGTTATTCGCTGGTACGAGGAGTGTAAGTCAGAAGGATTAAAGTTACTTGTTTATTGCGGGTATCGGTCAAATGAAGATCAAAACAACCTTTATGCCATCGGCAGGGGTGATGGAAAAAAGATCGTCACAAATGCAAGGGGAGGTCAAAGCTTTCATAATTACGCAAGGGCAATAGATTTTGTTCCAGTCAGAGACGGCAATACGGCGTGGGACGATACGGCGACATATTTGAAGGCTCAAAAAATTGCCAAGGAGTTTGGACTCCGTGCTATATCTTGGGAGCTACCCCATCTTGAGGATGCCAATTATGCGGACTGGCATGAGCTTGCAGGGGCTTTCCCTCAGAACGCACCAAAGACGCTTTCTAGCCCTATTGTAGAGCCAAAAAAGGCCACTGGAAGAGGTGTTGGCGGGAGAGGACTTCGATGAGAATACCCAAGGATCGCATTGTTCACGGTCAAAAATTGTCTAAAACAATGCAGAAGTTAATGTATGACAAGTACATAAAGGGCTATACCAAGTATCAAACAAAGATTGAGGAGAAGCCTTTGATGGGCGAGATCATGCAGGAAATACTCGACTTATCAAATTATTACCTTACTTTTTACGAGAGAGCCATGAAGCTTGTTCAAGATGCCAAAGCAAACAAAAGCGCAACCCACTTACGGAAGCAGATACTAAAGTTGTTGACATAAAAAGAGATTCAAACGCTTGAAGCATAGAAAATTCATCGCTTCGTTTGATCTTCACGGAGACATGGCAGACCAAGCGGTTGTTGCCAAACTACACGAATTCACCAAATTTTTTAAGCCAGACTTAAAAATCTTTGGAGGTGACTTATTTGATTTTCGTTGCTTGCGGAAAAAGGCTGGTAATGCGGAAAAGGCTGAAAGCATCGCAGACGATGTGGCGATGGGAACCGAGTTTCTAAAAAAATGGAAACCTAATGTATGGCTTCGTGGAAATCACTGTGAGCGTTTATGGGACTTGGCAAGGAATGATGCAGAAGATGGGTTGAAGCGTGATGCGGCTCAAAAAGGCGTGGAGGACTTGGAAGAACTTTGCAAAAGACAGGGAACTATCATGTATCCCTACGACAAGCGAAAAGGAATTCATAGAGAGGGAAGATTGCTGTTTCTTCACGGCTATGCCCACGGAGCTATGGCAATTCGCAAAACCTTGCAGGGATACGGAGAGAATGTGATTATGGGTCATTGTCACACCATTCAACAGGCAACCGTGGAGGGCTTGACCCCTCGGCAGGGATGGATCGCTGGATGCCTTTGCCGTCTGGACTACGAATACAATCGGGCGACAATTTCTTCGCTTGCCCAAGAAAACGGATTTGTCTATGGGTTATTGCTGAACAACGGAGGATTCATCGTCCATCAAGCCAGAAAAGTATCTGGCGAATGGATAGTCAGCACAGACTTTAGAACCATATGAGTATAAAAAGAGACAATAAAAGCGAGTGGGTTATTGCTTTAAAAAAGCTAATGACAACTGAAATTGACGAAGTTCCAGAAGGCTTTTTAACAAGAGATCAAATTGCAAGAAGTATGGGAGTTAGCCCAAACCAAGCCAGTAAAACAATCACAAGACTGAAAAGAGCAAAAATGATTGAGGTTGCAAAATTTAAAGTCAAAAGTTCTGGCAAAACTGGGCTTATTAAATATATCGATCATTATCGGCTTCTTAAATCTTCTTCCCAGAAATAAACCTGTTCGATACGGCCAGCCCTCGGCAAATCCTAATCAAATCCTCCACATAATCGAGGGTCAGCATCGATGGCGTGATACGGAATACTTTCCACCCAAGATAGCTTGCCACATTGTACTTTTCGGCATCCTTGGCAAAGCCAGATCCCCGCTGATGCCTACCCATGATCCATTGACCTCCCTCGATTTCAAACAAGCACTTGGCATTCACATCGGCAAAGTCAGCCCTCCATTTACGCTCTGGGCAAAATCGATATTCCGTCTCCAAGGAAGTGCCGTTGGATGCCCTCCAGTAAAGCAGAAACTTTGCCTCAAGCTTTGATCCCATACCGATAAGGATGGTGTCATCAATGCCTTACGCAAGCCTTAAAATAATGCTTGCCAACCAGCTTCGAATGTAGTAGGATAGCACCATGAAAAATAAATATTACATCAGTTCTGGAGGCCTCAACAAGCTCTACACCCTTCGCCATTCTTTTACCGAGGTTGTGGGCATCAATAATGCTGTTGATCGTGACCAGCATGTAGCCACTCTCACCGCCGACAGGGAAACCTCGATTGCCAAAGCCAAGTCAATCGTTGGCGATTCGGCTGAATTGTCCATTGATTTTGATCTGGATAAAATCACCAGAGGCGAGAATATTGATTGGTCGATCTTTCAACACGGTAAATACGCTGGCAAATCGATTCAAGAAGTGCTGGAACTGGACAGGGGATACTTTATTTTTGCCTGTGAGAATCTTGGTCGGTGGTCAAAATATAAAAAGACGATTGAGCTTGCCAAGGCTTTGATTGCTGACGAACTGAAAGCTCGCTCCGATGATCGGGAAAAAACTGCAAATGATTTTCAGAACAAGGTTCAAGATCGCATTCCCCTTATTCAAGAATTGTCTGCCGTTGCCTATTATTACCACAGCCTTGAAAAGAAGGCTCAGAGCACTTATCATGGGTTTGTTCGCAAAGATCCAGAGCTGTTTAATCAGATTCTTGAGCTTGGAAAAGATTGGCTTTTGGGTGTTGGATATGGTAAAGATGGATTTGCAGAGTCACTGCACCATAAGCTTATTTGGGGTGAAGACCTTTCGGAACGGCAGGTCGATGCTCTTTTCAATTATATCGCCAGTGCGAAAACAAAGAAAAATACCGAGGCTCGTCATGTTCAAGTTGATGACCTTCGGGCAACCTACGGCCATCTATTTGCCAAAAAGGAGGTGACAGCCTAATGAACAACTTAAAAGACAATCAAATCTATTGGAAGGGCGATCTGGCTGAATATACAGGAAAGTCAGAGGTGATATACGGAGGTTTATTTTACGAATACCTACTTCTGGAGGGGCATCGGAAGGGAGACAAAATCTGGAGTCCAAGGCAGTGTGAAAATAGCACTTGCCAACCCGCCTAGCATCTGCTAGTATTATTACAGAAAGAGAGGAAACCACGATGAACAACGATCAAACCGACAAAAGCCTAGAGATTGATGTTACATTTAACGGAAGGAATTATACGGTTAAGCGAGACAAGTGTGGAGGGTATTTAAGAATTATTGGGATAAGACCACAATTTGATCTTACAAGCAATCATCCCTTGGCTCAATTTGTAGATCGTTATATTAAAATCAACACAGACGGAAGGCTTGGGAAAAAGATTCTAAAGGTTGCGGGAGTAATCTAAAAAATTCTACTTGCCAATCTGCATCGTAGAGCCATAAGGCATCTCAACCAAGGAGGAAACAATGTCTGAACCATATACACAAGAAGTGGAATTTGACGATATCAAGTTTCACTATGACGGCAGAAAATACAGCGCAACAGGAACCGCAACCCATCAAGTTTATCTTGAGGGAGTCGGCATAGGAGCATACGAATATTGGGGTCAACGCTGTCACGATCATCGTGAGGCTTGGCTATCCGAATCATCCGAAATGGAAATCGATATGTCGATCTACGATGAGGATGGTAACGAGATAGAAAACCCTCCAGATAAAATGGTTGAATCTGCCCATGAAGCCATCTACGAAAAGACGCATGAAACAGCAGAAGAACGATGCGAATAAACATCCGTACAAACCATGCCCAGTTGGAGAAGGCTTTGGATCACTTAAATCAACCGAGGATGAAAGACAGGCTTTTGGCCTCGGTTACTACATAGGAAGGAGGTGTTGGGATCTTGAATATGAACTCGACAAAACAGAAGAACAAATCAAAGAAAAAGACTCGCTCGCCTATTACGCAGGGTATGATTTCGGATCTTACCATGCTAGGGAAAGAGTCGGCAATCCCTACCCCAAAAGGAGAGAAGATCATGGAGGGTCTTTTATGGGGTATTGAGGCTTGCTGGTTTTCTGCGATGGAGTCATTCGAGAGAATGCCTGTCACTGATGCCAGTTGGAATCATCTTTTTGATCTCTTGGATGAGGTCAAATGCACAACCATTAAACATAGGAGGAACATATGAGATTCGAGGCAGAGCAGTTTGAGTTGAATCTACAGGAAGAAAACCATCGGCTGAAACAGGAGAACAAAATCCTTCGGGAGCAATTCGTTAATGTCGCCAGAGCCATTCACGAAGGAGAGGATCTTCTCTGCAAGGTCGTGTCGAATGCAACGGCTGAGATTGATAAATTAAACGCTTGCCAAGCTAGAAACGGCTCGGCATAAGGAGGCAATATGGAACCAACCACACTCATCAGAAAATATATGTCTTCCATCGGTAAAAAGGGTGGAAGCAAAAAGTCAGATGCAAAAACCAAGGCCAACAGGCTAAACGCACGGCTACGCTGGAAGCGTTACTTCGAGGCACAGAAAGCAAATGGTTAATCTTGAACTGGACTTCGGCACTGAAGCCAAAAAGCTTCATCGGAGATTTGATCCAGATACCTCCAAGGACTCTGCCTATGCTGTCGATACGCAGAGCATGGAAAAGATTGTTCTTGATGCCATCGCTCGATTCCCTAGTGGTTGCACTGCTGATGAGGTTGTAGAAGCACTTGGAATGAGATGGAACAGCGTCACTCCAAGATTCTCGGCACTTATCAGGAAAGGCTACATTGTGGATACTGGCGAAAGGAAGGTCGGAAAATCTGGTCGTAAGCAAAGAATATTGAAGGCAATAAAATAAAGGAGAAAATATGGAAATGCAGTTACAGTCGGAAAAGACGGATCTGATCTCCAAGGCACTGATCGGTGCTTGGGATAAGATGAAGACGGCGAAAAAGCAGAATGACAATCCATTCTTCAAGTCGAAGTACGCAGACTTTGGCTCGGTGGTGGATGCCTGTAAATCTGCTCTTTTGGCAAATGATCTTGTGGTGACTCAACCCACTACGATCATCAACGGACAGACGGCGTTGGTCACTACGCTTCTTCATAGTTCGGGACAATGGGTTCGGGGGCTATATCCAGTCAATCCCATTAAGAATGATCCGCAAGCAATCGGGTCAGCCATCACTTACGCTCGGCGGTATGCACTGGCATCTATTGTCGGTTTGGTGGCAGAGGAGGATGATGACGGCGAAATGGCGATGGGCAGGGGACAGACACAGCCAATAGTAAAGGCCAAGCCAGCACCCAAGATCGAGCTTGAACAGCCAGATCATAATCACACTACCACAGGAAATGCCGAAAAATCGCTCCAGAATGGCTCTGGAAACGTTCAAGACTGGCGAAAGGTGGTCATACACTTCGGGAAGAACAAAGGCACTGCCTTGGGCGATTTGGCTCCAAAAAGCCTAAATTGGTGGATCAAGGAATGGAATCCCCAGCCTTACAAGGGTAAAATCGATGATGCTTCACAGCAACTTCGGGACGCACTTGATATGGCTATGGGCGATGTTCAAGACATAAGTGAACAGGAGGCATTCTAAAATGGCTACGATTATACCAACACAAAAACATCAGGGGTTTGGTCACTTCTACGATGAGTACGGAAATGCAGTAGAGGGAGGGCTACGGATGGCTAGACCGTGCAAGGCATTCCCATCAGTCACAACGGCTATGTCTGCATCCAAAAATTACGGCTTGGAAAACTACAAGCGGGGGCAATTTGCCCTTGCTCTTCTGACTCTTCCAAGAGCTAGGGGCGAAACCGATGATCAATTCATTGGAAGGGTCGATGAGGACGCAAACGAGAAAAGCCGACTTGCGATGGAAAAGGGTACACATATCCACTCGCTATGGGAGGATCTTGATACCATCAAGCTTGAGGAGCGTGATGATCTGGACAAAAAACGGATCGAGATGCTTCTGGAGTGGAAGTCGGAAAATATTCTATCAATCGAAAAGTCTGAATCAGTCGTACTTTGCAAGGAGTATGGCTTCGCTGGACGATTTGATACCCTGTGCGTTCTGAAGGATGGAACCAAGACAGGAGAACGTTGCCTGTTGGATTTGAAAACTTCTGATCCCAAGGGCAAAGAGTTAAAGCCTTGGGATAGTTATTGCCTACAGCTTTCAGCCTACAGGCTGGCTCTGGGCGAGAATGTCTCATGTGGAAATCTTCTGTTCAGCTCCACCGAGGACTTGCAAATCAAGTTCCACAAGTGGGAGGAATCGGAGTTGGAAAAGGCAAAACCAGCATTCTTGGGAATTCTGGCATACTGGCAGTGGGCTAATAAATATTGGCCTCACATCGGTTGAAACTGCCTTATCTAAAATTCTTTCCCTCCGATTGGGCAAGTGACACACATCACTTGTCCATATCGGCTAGGGGATTTTGGTTTGAGCTTCTACTGATCATGCACAACAGCCCACGGCGAGGCTACTTGCTCAACGCAGACTCTAGCCCCATCTCTAGGGAACAGATCCAGCGCAAGCTCCATCTGACTACGGATGAGGTTACGGCACTTGACCGAGAGTTAGTCGAAGCTGGTGTTTATGGAAGGACACAAGACGGAATTGTATTCTCAAGACGAATGATTAGAGAAGAGTCAAAAAAGGCCGATTGGCGTAAAGCCAAGGCTGACAGTCGTTTAGAAGAGCTAGTGTCTAGCTACTGTCCAAACGATGTATGTAGCAATAGCAATAGTATTAGTAATAACAATAATAAGCATATAGAACCACCTAAGACTGATCAAGACAAGCTTCAGCTAGTTCTTGATGAGCATAAGAAGCGAGGCGTAAAAGTTGATGATGAGCTACGCAAAATGAGGGCATGGCTGGCAACCAAGCCAAACAGACGCATGACGCTAAGATTCATCACAAACTGGCTGAACAAATGCGAGGGAAATTTGGTTTTGCCTACAGCTAAAAAAGCTGAAGTAAAATCGGCAAATGCAAGTGATCCAGCATGGAAGCGGTTGGGCTTCAAGGATCGATATGCTTGGAACGATGCTGGCTGTCCTTATGAATAACAAAATATATGGACAAGTCGTACTAGGGGTTGTATATCAACTAGCCCTATGGATGACCCAGCGGATTCTCCGTCTGCAAGCTACTATGACGATCCATCAAGGGATATTGATACTTTCGAGGACTTGATCCGTGAAGCGATTGCTAGTTTCAACCAACCTTTACCGACAACCATTGGAGAGTTTCGTAGGGTTGTGGAGAAAATCTACCTGTCAGCAATACTTAACACCAATACGACTACATCCGTTCAAGAAGCCCTACAGCAATATGTCGAAAATCAACTATCGGAAAGAATCTGGGAAACGATTGCCCAAGTCATCAGTAACATTGTGGACTCATCCAACCCAAGAAAAACAGCCGATCTATATGCCTGTGCTACTGGCTTGCGATTACGGCAGGGAATTACTCTTACGGATCTGGCTAAAAAGTATGGAGTTTCTAAACAGGCTTTGGACAAACAGCTAGTTCAGCTTTGCGAAAAGCTTGACTTACCACCGCCGAGACTTATGAAATCTCAATTATCAAGGGAATCATATCGACTCGCTAACCATAGGAAAATAAAAAATGAAAAATAACAACGAAATCACAATCACTCAACCGATGGGGCTGGCTCTGGACGGCTTTCAATTCAAGCCGATGGAACTGGTCATCGAGGGAAAGCATACAATCGAAAAATGGCTCGATGTCGGGAAAGTGCTTACTGGAATGGAGTCATCGCTTAACTGGTGGATCGGGGACTGGCTGGTGTTCGGAGAGCATACTTACGGCCAGAAATACAGCCAAGCAGAGGCAGTTACCAAGCACCGCCAAGACTACCTAAAAGCCTGTAATTTTGTTTCTTCAAAAGTTCCAGCGCAAAACCGATTCCAAACGCTTTCATGGTCGCATCATCGTGAGGTTGCGGCCTTGGACGTTGACGAACAAAAGGAATGGCTACAAAAGGCAAATGACAACGAGTGGACTGTTTCCGAGCTTCGCATCAATATGCGGAAAAGTCTTGCTGAATATAACGAGATCGAGGATGAGAATGTTTCCAGTGCGTTTAATCTGGTGGCATGGAGCCAAGAGGGTATCCGCTGGCTAAAGCAAGAATCCAGAAAGATGCCCTTGGATAAATGGTCGGATGAACGGAAGCAACTGATCAAAAAAGACCTTGAGCCTATTGTCGAAATTTATAACAAACTATAAGGTGTTTTTGGAGCAGGACGAAGGGTGCTGGAACCTTGTGGTGGATACTGGATCAACCATCAGCCCTATGGGGCCAAGGTTCGCCTTTGGTGGCACACCTCCAGAATTTAAATGGGAATTCACCGACAAGGCAGAAGGACTCAAGGCTTGCAAGGCTTGGGAGGATTACTTTAAGGAGGTATCCAAAAGACGAAAATGAACGAATGCTTCTTGATAATTTTGCTTGGATTTACGGTTCTTTATTTCATTCTTTCGTTTATCGACAAACAATGAATCGAAAATATAGCCTAGATTTAGTATGGAGATTTATTTGTAATCTTTGCTTTGGTTTTGTGGTTATAGTTTCTTGTTTTAATGAGAAACCCTTGGGTTGGATAGGTGCAACATTCTTGATTTTTTATGGGTTAATTTGCAGGAAATGAAACGTACACCACTCAAAAGGAAAACCCCACTAAAACGAGGGGGACGGCTTCGCCCAGTCTCAAAGAAAAGATCAAAGCAGAATGCAAACTATAAAAAGGTTCGTGAAAAGTTTCTTGGAAATAATCCAGTATGCCAAGTTTGCAAATCAAAGATGGCAAGCCAAGTGCATCATCGGATTGGGAGATTCGGAGACAGACTTACGCAAGACGAATACTTCTTGTCGGTATGCTTTGAATGCCATCACAAAATCCATCAGAATCCAAAGTGGGCATATGAGAACGGATACATGATCAGCCGATGACCACAAATATTTGGTTCACGCAGTCTGGCAAGCGGTACTTTGCCAAATTAGCCTGTCAAAATGGAGCCACAAGGGTGCTAGAAGCGAAGACTGAGGAAGGTCAAGCAGTTGACCCATCATTCATCGAGGAAACGGCTATAAAGGCCAATAAGCGCATAAACAAGTGGGGATACATCCCAGAACCACAGGAGGACACAGAAGGTGAAGAAGAGTGAGCAAAAAAAAGAAGAAATCAAAAGAGCAATCAAACGAGTCAAAATGGGCGGGAAAGCTTGGGGTACAGCATCCGTCAAAAAGACTTCTAAACAAAGTCTCCCGACTATCAAGATACTCGCAGAACGAGAAGTCAAAATGATCGAACTGGATGTTGATATTCCAGAACAAGTAAAGCAAGCACTGTTAAAGATGGCTAGTCGGGATATCCTAAAAGACGAAAAAGCACTTTTGAACTGGGCATTCGTGAAGGGGATTGAATACGGCATCAAGTATTGTAAAAAGGCAAAGAAATGAGCGATCCTTATTTTGAGGAAAAAAAGCTGAACCTAGACGGAAGGGGAATGCTATACGAAATAGCACGGAAGTCGCAAGACGGTGAAATCAAACAGGTTTATGTAACTGGGGTAGCTCCGAATATCATCAAGGCATGGCATCTGCACAAGTTCCAAGTTGACAGGTTTTGTTGTATAAAAGGCACGATTTTAGTTGGCATTCACTGCCCAGACCGCAATCTAAGCTGGTCGTATATTTTAAGTGAACACAAAAAACAAACCCTTACCATCCCGCCCCATCTCTGGCATGGCTTCACGGCTTTATGGGGCAACTATGCGGAAGTGCTTAATTGCACTTCTAGTGAATACACTGGTCGTGACGAGTTTCGGAAACCTTGGGATTCCTTCGACTTCGACTGGACAATCAAAAACGGCTGAACCAAAAAAAATCAAGGTACGGCTCACAACCTACCATCGAGGCGAAGACTACTGGACACGGAGGTTGCAATCGTCATCTGGATACACTCTCAAGGAGGGAATCAGCGTTGCCTGTGATCCTCGGATATTCGACTACGGCACAAAAATAATGATCGAAGGGGTGGGAATTAGACAGGTTCACGACACAGGAACGGCGGTGATCGAAAGAACCGCATCGAGGGGAAAGCTTCCAGTGATTGATGTTTTTTTCGTCAAAAAATCCTCGGCAGATCGTTTCGCAGACTCCCACAAATACGCTTCGGTGTGGGTGGTTAAAGACTGATTCCCCTCTGAAAACAGCCCCCTAAAAAAAGATAAAAATAGTTCTTGCCAAGCGGGTAGGCATCTGGTAGAGTCACAGCGTAATGAATGACCAAACAATCAACCAAGGAGAGATTAAATTGAGTAACGAGGAACAAAGAATAATTGATTTGGCATCGAAAAAACCGCTTGCTTGGCATCCGTATCGGATAATCGCAAGCGAAACAAAACCTCTTAGTGCTTTAGCAAAAAAAGGACTTATTCGTTTTCATGTGACACAAAATTTATTCAAACTTAATTCATGTGCTATTGAAAACCATTATAAAGCTTGCCAATCAGTTTAGCATCTGATAGAGTACAACCAAGAAAGCGAGGAACCAACATGAACAACATCTATGCAAAATACAAACAAAACGAAAATGACAACTTGCATACCGAGAACGCAGTTCTCCTTGCCAAGCATTTTGGAACCAGCGAGGACTTGATTATCGCTCAAGCAATCGAGTCCCTTCACAATAAGCTGGGTCATATTCCCCACGCTTTCCAGCAGGTGCGGGATCACATCCTAATTCGGCTTGAGGCAAAATTAAATGAAAATAAAGCTTGCCAAGCAGGTTCGAATCCTGTAGAGTGGTCAGCGTAATGAATGAAACAACCAACAACGGAGGTAGCAAAGTGAATGATCAATTCGTGCCTTGTGACGCTCAAACGCTCGTTCAGCAGATCGGGCTTGGAAACATCCTTGCCATCTCTGGTGGTCGGATTATTCGCCGTGAGACTGGAATCACCCTGCCTGTCAGTAATGGCTACTCGGTGACTGTGGATCTCGCTGGAAACGATACCTACACTGTTCGGCGGGTATTCAGTCGGGCTGGCAAGGTCAGCATCAAGGGCGAGGTAAGCGATGTGTACTGCATTGAGGTCGGTAGTGTGGCCTATCAAGCTCACGCATTTCGGAGTTACGAGTTCGGCAACTATTCGGAGGTGATATAAATGAACAGCAAAAAAAGCCAGTCTTTAATAAACGGACTTTATTCCCTTCAGAATGCGGAGTCTGATTTACATGGAGCATATAGCTCTCTGGAAAGGTCACGCATTCCAAAAAAATTCAAGGACATAGCTTTCGAAATCTATGCCAAAACAGAGCAATTAAGAATTGATTTAGAAATCCATCAGAAAGGAATAAAAAAATGAACTACGCACTACGATTCAAACCAAGTCGGCAGTATGTCGAGAATCTCAAGGTAGGGGATCTGGCACTCAATCCTTATGGTCGGCTCTCCAAGGTGGTAAATATCACCTATCGTGGCGAGACGGTTAAGACTAACTGGCAAGAGGGCGGGAAGGCATATGTCGGGGTGGAGCTAAAAACCAGCGAGTACAGCACCATCACGACAAGCTATAAAGAGGGCGAGTTGGTGGCGACTATCCCACTCAGCGCACAATTCACCTCGGCAGAACTAAAGGATATTGAAGCCAAACGGCCAGAGGACGACTACTTGCCCATCGGGATTAACAACGACTACGAAGCCCTACTTGGTAGGAAATTCTGGTAGAAAGGAGGAACCATGATCTTATTGATTCTTATCGCAATCGTTTTGACCAACCTGTTCGTTTTCGGAATCACACTTAACAAATAAAAGGAGGACACATGAACACAGCAATCGCACCATCAAAGTTACAGGACGCATTGGCAATCCTATCGGCGGGAGGATACTTCAAGTCTTGCATCGAGACTTATACCGATGGAGGCCAGAAGTTCAAGACTCGGTTATACGACAAGGACGGCAAGAAGGACAAGCGGTTCAAGTTCACAGCGTTTCGGCGTTTATTGCCCTTTCTTATCGCTACCGAGGCTGGAACGCTGGGACGGCGGTATGTACTGCCTTGATGCGTTCTAGGGGCATTTAAAAGCGAAATAGGAGGACATAATGAGCAAGTCACAAAAAAGCTACTTCAAGACACTGCTTCTAATCGTATCCAAGGCAGAGGAGGCACTAAAAGCCAAAGATCCAACCCCAGCTCTGGTGGAGATCCGCAAGATAGCCTATAAGGGGCTGGACTCCTACCAGTACCGAAAACTGCTCGAAGAAGTTCCTAAAAAGAAAGTTAAAAAAAGTTAAAAATAATGCTTGCCAAGCTGGTTCGAATAGTATAGACTCCTTAGCGTAATGAATGACCAGAAAGACCTGATTCAGATAGGAGGGCTGGTAAAAGTTACAGCCAAGGATGCCAATGGCAGAAAGTTTTCATTCTTTTCCAAACCACCCACCAATTCCACGCTTCTTGGTGTTCCCGTAAAAGTTTATCATCAGACCGACAGGGATGGAGCGTGGATTGGAACCAAAAGGATTATTCAAGCATCCTTGATCAAGAAAGAGCAGTTACTTGGGCTTTCCAAGACTTATGGGGAATGGGTTCCAGCCAAAAATAATCCTTGCCAAACCGCTTCGAATAATGTAGAGTATTCTAGTAATGAATGAAGCAACAATCAACCAAGGAGGAAAAAAAGTGAACACAGCATCACCTCACGCCTATTGCACTGAAGAGATCGCCAAGGAGTTTGGACTGGATAAACTGCCTCAAAGCCTTGTGACGATTATCCCCGAAAAGAAAAAACGGAAGTTCAGCCAGTCATGCAATACGAAGCAAGACTTTTTTGATCTTTTGGTGGAGCTTCGGGACAAGGCAGAGAAAAAGAAGTACGATCCAGAAAATACATTCAGCAAAGAATATCAGGATGGATTCGCAGACGGCGAATGGAGTCTGCTTTCTTTCTTGGTCGAGGAACTTGCAAAGTCGCCAGATACGAAAACCTATTAACAACAGACTGCTATTCAAATCAACCTTTGTGAATAACAAAAAAGATTTTTATGGACGCTGGCAATCGCTTTGACATGATGACCAACCCGCAAACAAAAATAAACAAAAAGGAGGTCAGTCATGGTCATATTGGACGCACCAGCAATTATCGAGTTCGTGGACAGGGTTTGGACGGAAAAGGCAAAGGAATTGCCTTGCCAAGATTATTATGGGGATGCTAATTTGTTTCGCATGAGCGTAACCCAAAGCGTCATCAATGTCTTGGAAAATCCCCAAGAAAACGAGCCAGCAGTTGTGTCGGTTCTTCGCACAGGGCTGGAGCAGATGCGTGAAAAAAATGAGCAGTTGTATTTCAGAGTGATGCACCTAGAGGCATCCAACAAAAGGCTGAAAGAACAGCTTAAAGTCCTAGCGGAAGTTGATTCCAAAGTGGGTCAGATGGCTCTGGACGCACTTAGTAGAGAATAACTTACAACACTGAGATTCCTACCAGACAATGACCAGCGGGACTAAAGTGGTATGCGTGGACGATCTGTTTCCCGCATCTATTCTTAACTACTACACGAATCTACCGCTGAAGGATCGAGTTTATACAATTCGAGATGTTGAAGTGGGAGTCGGAATTGATGGACAGGCTGGAGAGATTGCAGTCACGCTGGTTGAGTTGATCAATCCAGTTTCGGAAAAGTATCCGCATCGTGAGCGAGGATTTAAGATCGAGCGATTCAGAGAGTTAGAGCCAGCAGTCGAAGTCGAGGAAGAAATCGAGGAGGAATTGTCTGTATGAAAAAAATCAGTAGGAAAGATTTTGTTGATATCTGCATGAATGCAGAGCACCCAGTCAAACGCATAGGCGAACTTCCAGAAGAACTTCGAAAGGCAGTTGTTGAACAGGCAAGAATAACCGCCAACAGGAACCATAAATTCCTATATGAAATGCTACCATTCGTAATGAACATTAGGGGAACCAGTGGCAGGGTGGAACTTACGGTATTGATTGAAAAAGAATCAGAGATTTTATAAGTGAAGTTTATTGAGCTTTTTGCTGGAATTGGAGGATTTCGGCTGGGGCTGGAACTAACTGGTCATCAGTGCGTATGGGCTAATGAATGGCTTGAAAAACCAAGGAGGATATATGCAAGAAACTTCGGAGAACAACCAGACTCAAGAGACATTAGAACTATTCGAGCCGAAGACCTACCAGAAGCAGATTTCATTTGCGGAGGATTTCCTTGCGCCACTTTTTCGATTGCAGGGAAAAGGGCGGGATTCTCTTTGGAAGACACCAGAGGCACACTCGCTTTTGAAATGTTTCGACTGGCTAGGGATAAAGGAATACCATACATATTTTTTGAGAATGTTAAAGGACTCCTCAATCACGACAATGGAAGAACCTTCGGAATCATACTCGAAGTCTTGGATGGGATGGGGTATGACTCTCAATGGGAACTTCTTGACAGCCAAAATTTCGGAGTCCCGCAACACAGGGAAAGGGTATTCCTTATCGCAAATCTTAGAGGAAAACCCAGACCCAAAGTATTTCCTATCGGACAAACAGGCGAAAAAAATGTTGTCCAAGAAACCGAGGGAAGAAAATTCCTGCAGTTCATCAGACGAGAAAACGAGTTCAGAACATTCTCAGACGGAATATCCCCAACTCTTCTAGCCCATATGGGTACTGGTGGGAACAATGTTCCATTCGTAACAGGAAGAGATCCCAAGGCAGTCGATGTGTTTCCAACCATTGATGGACACTATTGGAAGGGGATTCAAAATAATCAAGGCAGGGGGGCTGTTTTTATTCACTATATGGCACACACAAAATCCAACATGATCGACAGGAACAGGGAATCAGATTACATCTGGGGGCTGGACGCAACGCCACAAAACAAAATGGGAGTATCACTGGATGGATTCAAAATAAGAAAGCTTACTCCATTGGAATGCGAAAGGCTTCAAGGACTGCCAGATAATTTCACCAAGTATTACGAAGATGGATCGATTGCCCCAGATTCGGAAAGATACGAGCGATGTGGCAGAACTGTCACGATTCCAGTGATTGAGGCAATAGGAAGGAGATTTGGGCATGAATGGTATTGAGTCATGGTCATTTAAGAGCGAGGATATAGCTAAAAACTTTGATGCTCATGTAAGGGAGCAACTGCCTTGGTATGATATGGCAACTAGGGCAGTCGCCTTTATATGCAGAAATTATGTGCCTAAAAATGGGATCATTTACGACATAGGGGCATCCACAGGAAATATATCAAAGTCGATCACAAGCCTTATCGCAGAACGAAATATAAACTTTATAGCAATCGAGGAAAGCCAAGAGATTGCAAAAAATTATGGAGGGTTTGGAAGGCTAATTATTGATGACGCAACAAAAATTGATTATGCACCATTCGACTTGGCGATTTTCTTTTTGAGTTTCATGTTTATCGAAAGATCAATTAGGGTGAATTTTCTTGACTCATTGATGGCGAAGTGCAAGCATGGCGGGGCTATTGTGATGCTTGAAAAAATTCAGACAACAGGAGGAAACGCTGGCTCAGTCATAAGGAAAATGACAATGAACAACAAGCTTGAGAATGGCGTAACCCCAGAAGAAATAATCAACAAAGAACTATCCCTATGCGGGGTGCAGAGGGCAGTTGATCAAAGCGAATTATTCCCTAATGCAGTGGAGTTTTTCAGAATGGGAGAGTTTGCTGGATATATCATGGAGAAACAATAATGCTGAAATTGATGATCGCATGTGTCTTGATTCACGAATTCAATATGCCTTGGTGGATGTATCCACTGGCACTGGTGTTGGCTTTGGTGGACTAAATTATGCCAATAACAAAAGCCATCGTCACCCACGACATGAAGCCAGAAGCCTACGAAATGTGGAAGAAGTTGGCAGAGCTTCATGGCATGGATATGAATAAATATTTGGAGGTTTTGCTGGTGGATCAAACCTATGAAGTATCAGTTTATAGTCACTTTCATAAACGAAAATAAGGAGGAACACACATGGGATGCAAAGGCATGGCACTAAATAGTCAGCAGAAAAAAAAGAAAATTATCACGCCAAAGAAGGCGAGCATTATCTTTCCCACCTCAGAGCAGATGCAATTCGTAAGGCAGTTGTGCAAGTCTGGCCTGCTTCAGAAATATAATTTTTATGGGAGATACGAAAAGAAAATTCTGAGGGGGTGTTTCAAGAGGCTGGATGATTTTCTAAAGGCAACCAACAGGAGTCTTGAAAAAAGCTTTGTCAGTCTGCTTGAGGAAATGCCTTGAACTGCCAAGTCTGGAGGGCTTCAGAGAATGAGTTTATTTTGGTTGGGGCAACACTCAGCGATGGTGGATACCTGTCCTTCTCTGGCATCTGGGGCATACGCACAAAAAACAAAAGAGATGGTGAGTGTGCAGTATTTACAGATGAAACATCTGGTGATTACTACTATATGACTGACAAGGGGAAGAACTGGAAAAAGTTCATCGCCCTTTGCCCACAGCTAAAGCAATTCGAATTTTGGGATGAAAACATAACTAGGGCTGGCACACTAGAGCAAGAGCAGTGCATATATTATGCGGGACTTGGGGATGCCTCATTCAATGACAAAATACTGGAATTGGAAAAGGCAGACCTAAAAGAAGTGGATGTTGCAAGTGTCAAGGGGACATTATTCCCCTCACATTTTCTGGGGAAAACTTATCTATATGGCAGTGCAATTCTAAGGCTACCAGCACCAAATGATATACAAATAGCATTCAAAGAACTATGCCAGAAGGAGGCAGAATGATCACTATAACCAACTCCACAAATATCCTGACCAATAGGCTTGCCATAGTGGAGCTAGAACTAGCCAGACATAAGAAGCTACTTGAGAGAATGCAGAACATAGTAGATACATTAGGGATAAGGGGGGAGAGAGATAAGTTCGCAAGTGGAGAGGTACAGGGTGAGGGATACCTAAAGGCCACATTCACCCCAGAAGAGATAGCCCAACTAAAGAGTAGCAAGCGTCACGACAACCTCACACAAATGAGAAGGCAGGTAGTCGTGGAGCTATACAAGCGAGGACTTACACCCAACCAGATATCCAGAGTGTTACACAAGGATCACAACAGCATTCACTATCACCTGATACTGGCGGGGGCTAAAAAACCAAACTCTAGGCTGACTGCCACAAGACTAGGCCAAAGGCTTGCCAAGATGCGTTTAAAGGCCAATAGAGAGCGATTACAGGGCATTTAATGAGCGAGGCAACAGGAGACACATTAAACCAAAAATGTAGATAACTTTTAGATTTTATAATGTTTGCAGGTTGGCGAAGCCCCGATGAAATTCTCTGATCTATAACTCACTGAAGTTTAAGTTAATACAAATAAACCTTGTTCTCAAACAAAGTAAGCCTATAAAAAACAAATGGCAACTCACCAAGAAATAGCTGATGCTTGGGGCTGTTCCCAGCCTTACATTTCAAAGCTAAAAAAGATGGGAATGCCTACTGATACCATCGAAAACGCTACTGCTTGGAGGGAGGCTAACAGGGAGAGGTCGAGCAGGGTTATCAAGACTGGGAGCATATCTGGGGGAATCGAGATCCCGCCAGACACAGGGAGTCCAATCAATCCCAGCGACTTAATGAGGGACGACATCTATGGTTGCTTGGCTAGGGCAAGGCAGACTGAGAAGGTCGCATATGCCATCCTTCACCAAGCACAGGTGAATAGAGAATCTGGTCGATTGCCAAATCTAGTTAAGGCACATCGGGAGGCAGTCAAAAGCAGAATGGAGGCAGAGATCAAGGTCGAAACCTTGCAGACTGCTATGGGGTCAAAGATTGATGCTGACGTGGCTAGGGCGATATTTTCCAGATACATGATGACGATTCGAAATTTGATGGAAGGACTTGGAGCGAGCGTTTGCAGAAGGGCGAACCCATCAGATCCAGAATTGGCGAAGGAAGCAATCGCAGATGGCGTTAGGCAAATCATATCAGTAATTGAAAAGACGAAAGGCGGGTTATTTACTGAAGATGCAAAAGGTATTGACACTGAGACAAATGAACCCACTTTAGCCAAAAATGAAGACGCAATACCCCAAGCTGTTGAGGCTGAAGTTAAGTGAGATACAAGGGGCTGGCTACAATCCTAGAAAAATTACTTCAGAGGCGATGGGTCGTCTCACGAAAAGCCTTGCAGATTTGGGGGATCTCCAACCCATCACGATCAATGTTCGGACTGGAAACAGGATCATCGGGGGTCATCAAAGGTTTAAGATTTATCAAGCTATGGGGCGGGACGAAATCGATGTGTGGGCAGTCGATCTCCCAGAGGAAAAGGAGAAGGTCGCCAACCTCGCCCTCAACAATCTTGCGGGTGAATTCGACAATCAAGCCCTCAAAGACCTCCTCGAAGAAATAGATCAAACAGACATCGATCTTCAGCTTACAGGCTTCTCAAATGAGGAGATAGAAAAGATGATGCTGGCAACCCCGCCAGAAGAGGAAATCGGAGGAAAGGGGGAATCTGACCTTGTGGATATTGAAATGATCCCTCTTTATATTGAGAAAAAGAATCTAAAGGACTTTCTCGGAAAAATCAAAAAGATAGGCGAATACAACAAAGTGGAGGGAACAGCCGAGATCATTAAGGACTGCGTGGATCGCACCTATGGGTCTTTGGGCTAAAACCAAGAGAAAAACAGACGAAGTAGCGATAGTCTGTTGCGGGGAGCCAACCAGCCGACACGCATGGTCGGCAACTTTTATGGCAGAGGATTGCTTTCAACACATGATTTATCCTCATCTGTTTTTCTTCTCTCCCCATACAGCCAAGGAAAAGCAGAATAAAAAGTTTTTAAACGAGCGTGGTCATCCAGTATGGTTCTGCGGATCGAGTCAACAGGCAGGGTTGGAAATCATCTACAAGCTTTCCAGATTCAGAATAAGGTCGTGGGTCGGGATTGCTCCACAGGTTCCAGAGTCGTACTCGGTCATACGCACAGGAATCCAGTTCTTGTGGAAGATGCGTCCAGCAAGAGACATCATTTTTACAGACATGGCGATGGATGATGTGCTGATGAATTGGGCTTTTGACGATCTCAAACACACAATGCAGGTGATTTGCCAAACCAACTCGGAAAAAATTTTGTATCCCATAGGAACAAATGTGATGAGTGCTTCGGAGCAATTCAAATGACAGCAGAAGAGCTTGAAGTGCTGGCGCATGGATTCTGGTTGCCAAGGCGTGATCTTTCTGTGACGGAATGGGCAGAATCGAATCTGTATCTTTCTGAGCGAGTTTCTTCGACTGCTGGCCCATATTCCACCCTTCTTACCCCTTATGTTCGGGAGCCAATGGAGAATTTTCGGGATGAAAAAACAAGAGTGTTGATTCTTTGTTGGGGGGCACAAACGGCTAAAACCACCTCAATCTTGGCTGGCATGGCGTACAGGCTTGATATGAAGCCTATTCCTACAATGTGGGTGATGCCTAATGAGAACTTGGCTAGGTCATTTTCCGAATATCGTTGGTTGCCAATGGTGGACGACTGCGAGGCACTGGCGAGGCACAAGCCAAAGAATCTGGACAAGTACAAACTGATGGAACAGCACTTTGATAAAATGTCGGTTTGGTTTTTTGGAAGCAACTCACCGGCCAATCTTGCATCTCGTAGCGTAGGCTTACTAATTTGCGATGAAACTGACAAGATGGCAGAGGCAACATCCAAGGAGGCAAACTCCCTAGCTTTGGCAGAGGTGCGAACCAAGACCTATCCGCTTTCCTTGACTGTTCAGACTTCTACTCCGACAACCGAACACGGCCACATCTGGCAAGCATTCAAGCGAGGAGATCAGAGGTACTATCATGTTCCCTGCCCATTTTGTAATGAGGAACAGGTTCTTAGCTGGCCTAATGTGAAATGGGATGAGAACGCTAGGGGAGCAGACGGTGAATGGGACAATGAAAAGGTGAAAGTCAGTGCCTACTATGAGTGCGTTGCTTGCAAGGGTAAAATCACGGATGGTCACAAAACTAAAATGCTTCGACAGGGAAAGTGGAAGCCAACCAATTTAAATCCAGAGCCACAGGTAAAATCCTATCATTTGTCTGGAATCTACTCGCCTTGGGAGACTTTCGGAAAGCTGGCTGTTCAATTCCTAAACGACAAAAAAAGCGTAATGGGATTGCAGAATTTCGTCAATTCAGTCTTGGCGCAACCTTGGGTAGAAAATGAACAAGAAGAGGAAATTAGGGTTACTGGATCTGGATATCGCATGGGTCAGAAATGGGAGGAGGCAACCAAGAGAATCATCACTGCGGACATTCAAGAAGCCAAGGGCTTCCATATGTGGGTCGTTGTTCGAGGGTGGAACGCAAAGGGAGAATCAAAGCTTGAATGGTGTGGGAGGCTGGAGTCTTGGGATGCCTTAAGAGCAACTCAGTTGGACTGGAAGGTTGATGACAAAATGGTTTTCTGCGATAGCGGAGCCAATACGAGGGAGGTTTATTATCAAGCTTGCAGATGGGGGTGGACTTGTTTGCTAGGATCGGATAATGCCCAGTTCTTGCATATGACATCATCTGGAAAGACCATTCGCCCATATAGCCCAATAAATTGGGGTGATCCGCTTTCTGGAACAGGCAGATCGGCACAAAGCGAAGGTCTGATGAAAACAAAGTGTCCAGTGATTCGATGGTCGAATCCAGCCGTTAAAGATATGCTTTCAATGTTAAAGAACGGCAAGATGAGCAAATGGGAGATTCCAGACGATTGCCCCGAAGACTGGCACAATCATATGAACGCAGAAGTGAAAAGGGCGAAGTTTAATCCCCTTTCTGGTAGGACTAAGATGGTATGGATAAGGATTCGCAAGGATAATCACTTGTTTGACGCTGAAGCCATGAACCTAGTGGGAGCGATGCTTTCTGGGTGTATGCCAACCCCGCAAACTGAAAAGATCGATGAGGATGCCGAAAAATGAGTCTTAAACTGGGTTTATCGTGGCTTTTGTATCAAATAGGGCATTTATACAGCTTTTTCATGTTAAGCACAGGATGGGGCTACTGGCTCTATCGGGAGCTTATGCTGGCATCTTGTGATCTTGATAAAAATGGCGTTATCTGGAAGTATGCTAAAAAACGCAGTAAATATAGGCAAAAGTTGACAGCTACACAAAAGCATGGCTATCCAAGGCGTATATTACGGACTCGATCTAGCCACAGTAACAAATATTCGAACTGAAGCCATCACAGCTATTGAAGCTATCCTAAAAACTGGTGCCTCATATAGTATTGGTGGAAGGCAACTTACAAGGGCAAACTTACAGGAGTTGCAGAATACGGTCATGGAATGCACGGCGGCAATCAATCGTTTGGCTGGCTCAAGGGCTAGGATCAATCGCACTTTCCCCGACTATTCCAATGGCGGTAGGACTTAATAAGGTTGATATAAATAGCGATATTTATGAATTATATCGATAAGATGCTTGAAAAGGTCGATAAGATGCAAACAGACCTAGAGATTCAGAAGGCTCCAGTTGAAGTTCTTACAGAGATCGCCCCCAAAAATAATGGGGATATCATTGTAACCAAACTGCTTTATGTGCAGAATCAGTTCCGCATTTATCACTGGCAAACTAAAAGCTATGCAAATCATAAGACTTTTGGCAACATCTATGAGAAGCTAGACGAGCTTATTGACGAACTTCTTGAAACTTATTTTGGCAAGTACGGAAGGGCGCAAGCAACCGCCAACTTTAATATTTCGCTGTATAATTTGGTCGATGGGGCTGGCGTTACCCTTGCCAATCAAGCAATCGACTTTATGATGAACGACTTCACAAGAAGCATTAAACAATCCGATACCGATTTATTGAACCTTCGAGACGGAATTGTTGGAGAACTAAACAGGTTCAAGTACCTAATCAGCCTATCCTAATATGAAAATCCTAGAACTTATTGATCAAGCCTTATTCATGCTCGAAGACGCAAACAGGGCAATTTCCATGTTTGCTCGACTGATGAAGCTATCTCATGAAATTACGCATCCAGAGCATCCAACAAACGGAGAAGCCAAAGCTGAATTTTACAAGGTAAAAGAGGAATTGCTGAAGGAATCCAAGTACGCTATTGCCAAAGCCTACCAAGTGAATACAAAAATTCCTCCAACCACAGATAAAAATATTGTTGCTCATTATTATGATGATGCCTTGCAGTACATCGACAAGCTTGGATTCAATATCGATTTACCTCGCAGAAAGGACAATGCTACGGAAGATATGGGAGCCAAAGAGGGGCGATGCTGGGAAGGCTACAAGCCAGTCGAAGGCGTTGCTCCATATGCAAAGGGAAGTTGCGAAAAGAAATAATTTATGCCCAAGCTTAACTTATTTGAGAAGGCAATCACGGCGATCAACCCTAATTTTGGGGTCAAGCGTCTTGCCGACAAATGCAAGCTAATCGAATTTTCTCGATTTGCTGGAGCATATCCTCTTCGGGACAGACTTCCTTCCCGCCCTCTTTCTGGTGGCGAAGGCTATTCTGCAACCTATGAACGGCTGGAACTTTTAAAGGCTGGTCGTGATCTTGAGGACAACAATCCTATTGTTCGTTCTATTCTGCTTAAATTCTCCCAGTATGCGCTTGGAAATTTCCGCTATATGTCACGCACTGGAGACAGGAAAATCGATCAAGCCTATGAAGATTACTGGAATGCTTGGTGCAAGCGTTGTGACTTCTTTGGGAGACACAGCTTCCAAGCCTTGTCCCATCTGGCCTTGAGGTCGGTTCTTCGTGACGGAGATGTTGGATTTGTCATCACCAGAGAACGCTCGATTGACGGACAAGTTGACCCTAACAGCGACATTCGGCTACAGGCAGTGGAGGCAGATCGTATCGGTGGAAGTTTTGACAACCCCACATCGTCACAAGAATATATTGCTGGAATTAAGTTTGACGAATATGGTCGTTCCGTTGCCTACAAGGTTTATCGGCGCACACAAGGCAATTTCTATACTGACGCACAGGATATTCCCGCCCAGAGCTTCCTATTGATTTATGATCCCCTTCGGCTGGATGAGGTTCGTGGCCGTAGTCATCTGGCTTCGGTTGTGAACTATTGCAAGGATCTTGCCGAAACTATGGATGCGGAAAACCTTGCCGTTAAGAATGCGGCGTTCCGCATTATGACAATCTCAAACGCCACTGGATCTTCGGATGATCCCGCCTCGTATTTCAATCAAGCCCAGACTGATTCTTACGGAAATACAATCAATCTGGAAAATATGCAAAAGGGGCAAATCAATTATATCCCTACTGGATCTGAAATGAAGATGTTCGAAAGCAATCGTCCATCCTCTGCCTTTCAAGGATATGTTGATCTTATCGTTCACATGATTGCCCTTGCATTTAATTTGCCCTTTGGATTCTGCTACGATCTTTCAAAACTTGGCGGCCCTACTGTTCGCCTAGAGATGGCTCTTGCTTCACGGACTTTCAAGAGATGGCAGACTATTTTTGAAGATCGATTCTTCGACAGGGTTAAGAATGTTGTGCTGGCTGACGGAATCGCTAGAGGAAAAATCCCGCCAATCAAGAATTTTACAAATGGGAAATGGATTTATCCCTCCGATTCCACCATTGATGTTGGGCGTGATTCAAACGCCAATATCAGCGAGTTTAAGGCAGGTCTGAAAACGGCGGCAGAGGTGTACGGAGCCAAGGGCGAGGACTATGAAGAAGCACTTCGTCAAAGGGCTTACGAGGTCAAGTTTGCAAAGGAATTGTCGAAAGAAATGGATGTTCCAATCGAATCTATTTCTGAGGCTTTCAAGACTGGTCAGCCATCCTTCCCGATGCCAGCACCAGCACCAGAAGCAGAACAACCCCCAGCGGAACAACCTAAGCAAGAGGAAGTGAAAACGGCTCCTCAATATCTGGATGACGATTTTATTCCAAGAGCCAGACGCACGACCAACTCAAAGACTTTTACCACGCAAGATGCGGAGATGATTCTTGATGCCATTGAAATGCAGTCGATTGATGACATTGATTTGACTCCCTCGGATGGAATGGTACAAGCGGCGAAAGCGGCCTTGCGGGTTCGTGCCGAAAAACCAGCAAGCGAGCGTGGAATGACACAGGTAGGAATCGCTAGGGCTAGAGATATTATCGGACGCAAACGGCTTTCTCCCCGCACTTGGAGGCGTATCTACAGCTTCCTATCACGACATGAGGTGGACAAGAAGGGTTCGACATGGAGCGAGCATGGCAAAGGATGGCAAGCCTATATGGGGTGGGGTGGCGATGCGGGGCTTGCAAGAGCTAGAAAGATTGTCGGACAACTAGACAAATTGCGGAGCAAATAACAAGTGAATCCGCTTTGCTACAATTCAAAGCGCATGAATCTTGAAGACTGCGGAACTGGGGCTGGTGGATTTAAAGAGGGCAATACTTGTGCATCTTCAAAAGAATCTATTCCATCTATTTTGTATCATGGAACAAAAGCTATTTTTGATAAATTTAGTACAGCTTTTCTTGGGAATGATATTGGATTTCATTTTGGAACAAAAGAGCAGGCAGATTGGAGAGTGGGAGACGGAGGAACAATAAAAGCTTATAAAGTAAAAATAGAAAAACCATTAAGACTTAAAGATATGGGTGCATGGTATGGGGAAAAGGTGGTAGAGCAAGTCAATAAGGCCATTGGGTCAAAGCTTCATGCCTCGGCATCTACAAGTGCAATAAGAAACGCAATTCAAAATGCTGGATACGATGGGGTTGTTTATAATAACAAATTTGAAGGAGAAGGAGATTCATATATAGCATTTAGCCCAGATCAAATCACGGAATATTCTAGTAAAGAAAATAAAATAAATTTTGATTCAAACAAGTGTCCACTCGCAACACAGGACATCAAAACCAATCTAGCAAACAGGCAAAAAGCTATTGATGTAGCACATTACGGCCCAGCCAATCCCAAGGAGCCGAATGAAGAATACTGGACTGCGAAAGCAAAAATCTTCGGAGGATCGGTCAAAGAAGCCAAGACGATGCGTTGCGGGAACTGCGCTGGATTCAATCAGACAACCAAACTCACAGACTGCATCAGCAAGGGAATTGGATCTGACGCACAGGAAGTTGAACAAGCTGGCGATCTTGGCTACTGCGAAATCTTCGATTTCAAATGTGCCTCGCTAAGAACCTGCGATGCTTGGATTGTGGGTGGCCCGATCACCGACAAGACCAATTTGGAACAGCTAAAAGCTGATCTTTTGTCACTAAAGGAACAAGGAGCCACACTTCTTTACGATCCTTCACAGGCTAGAGATGAGTCTGGAAAGTGGACTAGCCAAGGCGGTGACTTCAAAAGCAAGTTAATAGAGAAGGCTCAAAAAGAAAACTCAGCCCTAGATATGGCAAAATCGAGCGTAAAGGGGGCTATAAAGGGGATTACTGCTATTGCCAGTGGAGCTAGGGTTGCGGGTCAATATGGGGCTTCCAAGGCCTATCAGATCAAAAATTGGTTATCCAGTGACGATGGGCAGAAATTCCTTCATGGAGTAGCAAGGATTGTAAGCATAGGATCGAAGGGAACGATTGAGGCTATAAAATCTGCTCATGGTGACAGGTATAAAATTCTTATTGGATCGTTGTTTAATCCAGAATTGGGAGCCATTATCGCTGGGCGGTCTGCACTAAAAGGATTTATTCGTGGAGCAGTTTCCGAATACAACAAGGTTGATGGCGGTAGGCAGATATCAAATATCGTAAGAAAAAGTATTGGTATTCAGCCGATGTCAGCACAGGGAAATATGGTTGCCTTAGAAAAGGCTCCAGACTTTAATGATATTGCAGATTACTTGGCAGACAATATTGCAGTTGCGATTCGTGAAGAAATCGAAGGGAAAAAGATATTTGAGGTAGCCACATTTGCCTACGATCCTTCACAAGCCAGAGATCAATCTGGAAAATGGACTTCGGAAGGCGGGCAAATCATGGTGTCTCCGAATATCAGGGAGAACATGAATTATGAAGAGGCAAGCAAGATGCTTAAATCTCCAGAGCAAGCCAGAGCAGTCAGCATAGCCAAGGATCTGATCGACAAGCAAAAAATTAGCGGGAAAATTGAATCTGCCATTGGGGACTGGGAAGATGGAGCAGAGAACTCCGTAAAGATCGATGTAAAAGGCATCAAGGATTTTGAACAGCTTGCATATACGGCATCCAAGCTTGGAGCCATGTTGAACCAGAAGGCAGTCGTGGCTTTCCAGAAAAAGAAGGACGGTCCCGACATTCTGCACAAGATCACGGCAGACAAGCCTATGGATCAAGTCAGAAAAATCTTGTCGGATAATGGAATCAGTTTTAGAACAATGGTGGGTGACAGAGCCAAAACCAGCGTAACAATCCTCGACAAAGGATCGCAGTTGACGGCGAATGTTGCCAAATTTCTAGGAGCAATAAATGGAAAATCAGAAGCAGTCAGAGGCATCGGTGAATTCATCGGTGGAGACACAAGAATTGCAGGAAAAAAAGCCTACAAAGGAGTCATCGACAACTACGAGCGATCTTTCCCGAATCGAGTTCATCTCGGACTACAACGAGGACGAGGGCGTAATTATTACAGGAGCTATCAAGCGATAAACTTCTATGACCCATCCCAGCCAAGGGATGAGTCTGGCAAGTGGAGCGAATCTGGATCTAGTGTTGTTGCATATCACGGAACGACAAAAGAAGCAAAAGAAGCAATCGAAAAACACGGATATGATGTTAAAAAATCTGCTGATGGTGGGATGTGGCTTACCACGAATAAAGATGCAATAGTTAAGAAGGATGTAGGGGCAAGTGGACATGGAGATATTGTTGAAAGAATAATTGATGAAAGCTCACTAAAGCTTGGTGGGTGGAAGGAATATGATAAATATGTTACCGATCAGTTAATTAGCTGGGGATTTGACGGATTAAAACTTCCAGATGCAGGACATATAGTATATAAAATTTTCTTTCCAGAAAAACTTGCAAAAGTAATAAAAAAATCATCTATTTCAAAATTTGAAACAAATTTTTACGATCCTAGTCAGAAGCGAGATCAGTCTGGGAAATGGACGGATGGCGGAGGGATATCCAAGGGGGCGACTCCCACCCCAAGATGGGCGCAAGATAATCCAGCGGAAGCCAGCAAGAAGACAGGAGAGGCTACCACTCTTTATCACGGAACATCGGCAGATGTCCTTAAAACCATACGAAAAGAGGGCTTAAAGCCATCTAAAAGCGGGGTTTGGGGTGGTGGCAAGGTGTACAGCACCGACAGCTTGGATCTGGCTATGGAGTACGGCGTATTGCGTTCTGGGAATGCCCCAAAGATCGGAGGCAAACAGCTTATCGGGATTATCAGCGTTTTGGCTGAAGGATTCAAAAGCGTTGCCGACAATATCCCAACAACCAAGGCGCAAAAGATGGGGAAGACTGGGTTGGCGGCTGTGTCTAAAATTTTTACCAAGGACGGCGGGGTTGCCCCAAGTGCCATCAAGAAAATGCAAATTTTCGAGGTAGATGCAATCCGCAAGTATGTTTATGAGAATGGCCCCAAACCATCGCCCCTAGCAACAAAAGAGTTGGCAGAGGGAAGTCAGTTGATATATGTACCCATCGTGATTCAACTACCAGATGACGGCTCCGAGGGATTCCAATTCGATGAATCGGTTGCGATTGAATCATTTGTTTTTCAGTACAACGGAGAAAAAATTGAATTTTACGATCCAAACCAACCAAGGGATGAAAAGGGAAGATGGTCAGGCGGCGGTGGGATCAAATCAGCCAAGGCATCAACCAAGGCAAAACAAGTTTCCGAAACAAGCGAATCCAAGGATGGCGAAGATGTGGATTCAATGGTCAAAAGGCTTGAAAATGAGCCAAAAGCCAAAAAGGCCATCGCAGATATGCACAGGCTACGGCAACAGACAGCGGATCGTGAGGGCATATCATTTGATGACGCAAGCGTTACCAGATGGTCGCTTCGTGATCCTTCTCGGTATAAACAGAGCAAGGATATAGTTGAAACCTTGCGGAATCCTACGCCTCATCACAAAGAATGGATCAACCAGCAGGTCAAGGATGGACTTAATCCAAACGCAAAATCCGACAATCCAGTGGCGGTTATCCTCATGGGATCTCCAGCCAGCGGAAAGACAACGACTGGTCGTCCATTTGCAGAAAAGATTCTAGGCGGTCAACAGGTAACGGTTATCGATCCAGATTCGATCAAATCAAAATCTCACGGATTCCAAGGTTGGAACGCTGGTGCTTTCCATGATGAATCGGCCATCATCGCAGAAAAGATGATCATGCCAAGAGCCACACAGGAACGCCATAATATGCTTATCGATATCACTGGGCAGAACTCAACCAAGGTATCCGAGATGGCAAAAAATCTGAAAGCACTTGGATATACCATCGGAGTCGTGCATATCGATGTGGATGATAAGACTGCTCTTGGCAGGGCATCGCAAAGGTTTAACAAGCCTAACGGACGCTGGGTTCCCTACAGCTATATCAAGGGCGCATCAGAAAAGGCTAGGAATACTTGGAATAAATTGACCAAGGAGAACCTTATTGATATAGGCTATCAAGTGGACGGAAATGTATCTAGGACAAAAGGCGAAGCACCAGTAAAGGAGACTTATGGAAAAATCTTTGAATGATCTCGGCAAGGATTGGAAGAAGGCCGATGACGAATCGATGGATCGGATTAATGAGGCACTAAAGCAGACTCCAGAGGAAACCAAGAAATTTATCGACTCAATTCTTGGTGCTGGAGCCTATGACCGCTTGGGCAGTTAGGCCAAGCGAGTCGGCCATTGGTTGAACGGCGTTCCGTACTTCGAGAAATTCAGAATAACTTTGGTATTCCAGACATACTCGGATTTGTCGGTCTTCACGATCACCTTCCCGCCGTCCCAAGGATTGATCGAACCTTCGTAGTTGGTGGAGACGATCTTCTCTGAGGACTTGCGTTTGGCGATTTCCTGTTCGGTCTTGACCACAATTTTGCAAGCGAAGGAGTCACATGCAGACTTGGCATAAGCCTTGGCATCACGCTCGATCAAGCCAGTAATACCATTTTTGCGGGTCAACTTGTATTCAGTTCCACCAAAAGGAAGGGCATTGGTTCCAGAGCGAGTCCAGAACCGTCCGTAGATTTCCTCAATGCTAACAAAGTGAGAGTAAGAATAATCATACTCACCATCTTGGAGCTTGTATTCGGGGTTATCATTTTGAAGGCGGCGAAGGTTAACCGATTTGATATGGTAGGGCTTGGAAAACCCAGAGAGCTTTTTATCTTGAGACTCAAGGAGGGCGTTGTCGTTTTGGATGATGGACTCGGCAAGGGCTTTTTCAACAGGGGCTAG